ATGGGGGGATGGATATGCAAATATCCATTTAAGATGATGATTTTTGAAAGGGTATCAAAATATGATAATTATACGAACAATGTTTCTTTTATTCTTAGACTCCCTGATGTCGCTGACACCTATAATATTAAAGGCATATTCGTACCCTTTGAGTTTTATATATAAAATGTAATTAATGAACTTCGCAGACTAAAATCAGATGATGGTAATAATATTATTTTTATTTGTTAATTGGTACTTTCATCATACCTCATCTTACTGCCGATTAGTTTTAGCCAAATTACAACTGAGATCATTACCGTCATTAAACGTGTTGTAGATACAGTTAGCTTCCCTGTCCATTCAACAAGGAGTTTATATAATACAGAAAGCAACAAAACCACTGTTTTTCATTGCCCTGACAACTCTGGGTTTTCAGAGTGCTTATGCATCCAATGGAGGATGCCCAGCGGATGAGAGCGGCCGACCATGAATAAAGCGCCTCCAAAGCAGAAAGGCAGTGTAAAGGTTTATACCGAATCCGAATTGCCTCTGGATAACGAAACTATCAGAGCCTAGGCTTGGCGTTTCCGAGCCCGTTCAATTGCTATTACACCTGCTACAATTATCCCTCTCCATTCACATAATGACAGGCCCGAAACCGTCATGATGAAATATGGAGAGCTAACTATTTATGAAACAGACTATAAGGTCGGATATAAAATGAAGGAGGGTGAAATTTATCAGTCCGGACATGGTAAAACTCACTGGGCTATAAACGAATAAAATCATTACTCCATTATGTATGTCGTCGACTTGGTTAAAAAGGACTCATTCCCTGTCAAAAGTACTAACTAGAAATCACTACCTCAGCACTGAGCAAACATTATGAGGAATAAAGCATGAACAAAATTTCGCTCTTGCTCGTTCTTATGTCGCTTATTTTGGTTATTTTTCAGCAACTATAAACTATGATTCTGATGGAGCACATGAAAAACAGATTAGTCACATCTGTTAAAGTAGAAATGAATATATACTAAAGCAATTAAATGACACAATAGCTACAGAAAAACATGTTCAGATGGTTAAAACTTGCCACGTTACTCTGGTACATTTGATAAAAATAAGAAAGGTAGTAACGCTGTTTACTGGGCTGATGGAAAATTATATATCAGTAACAATGAGATTGCCTTTGAAGGTACTGTTACTCCGGGCCCTGATTATAAATTTTATCTAACAAAAAACAGGCCAACAACCAAGCATCATTTTTAAAAATAAAAAATGAGTCATTATATATTGGCGACCTTAAAAACTTCGGCAACTTTAAGAAGGCTATACCAACTGAATTAACATTAATGAATATCCCCCTGTACTAATATGGTGTGAGCGCTATGGGCAATTCATTAGTTCAGCAGCCTATAAATAATTAACGGCCGAAAACCAAATATACGAAAAACACAACGCCCGTGCATATAACGCACAGATTTTAAGTTTATGTTGGTAACCGGTTGGGCGGAACATCATCAAAGTTGAATGGCAGCAAATCGGCATATAGCGTCGTATTACGTGGGTCATCTCCCCCTGAAGACAACAAATCAAATGGCGCTTAGGCGTAGCAGTTAATGCTACTGTATGTAAGGCTCTGCACAATCAGATAGCTCATTAACTCCTGCAGTAAGAAAATGCGATGTGATGACAACCCGACATGGTACTCAGCATGTAAACGAGCCAGTATTGAAGTCTTTTGCTTTCGTGCCCTGAGGCAGACGTAGGTGATCTGGTTAATTCAGTCTGGCGTTCCGCTTTCTATGCTTCAGGTAATGGGTGGATGGGAAAGTATCGAAATAGTCCGCCGATATGCGCACCGACGCCTTACCATTCAGCGGAACCAGCACGGCAAATTGACTCGATTTTTGAGGAAGCTGTCCCAAATATGACCCACAAAGAAAAATCAGCGATTGGGAGGGAATTGATAAGTGGTTGATTTTAAATGGCACGCCCTACAGGATTCGAACCTGTGACCTACGGCTTAGAAGAAAGTAGAGCGTTAATTAAGGCACTGTAAACACTATATTTTTCCGCGTTCGCATTCGGTTTTGTGTCGTTTCGTGTCCTTTTATGACTTCCATGTCTTTCCTGTGTCGTTAGGTCACGCCACAATTACGACACATCTCAAATCACATAACTGGGCAACCATCATCATCCTGAATCGCCCGATTGATAATAAACGTCACAACCCCCTTAACCTCGACATCGTTAAGCGCTTCCCCTTCGATCGCTTCCCCATCCCTGGTAATTAGTGCCCTTCCCATCACCTTTGCAAAATCAGTTATTCCGGAATACGTAATCATTACCGTACTGTTCTGTTTTGGCCTCATGGATATCTCAATCACTGCATAGCCAGTTGCCGTCTCTATGGTTCTGGTGTTTGGACCAGTACCGCATATCATGTCAACTGTAAGGGCTCGTTGTGCGTAGTCGTTGGCCGGAGAAGGAAACCCCATCAGAGCACCCTCCCCATGTTGCGCAGAATCCACAGGCGATTATTACTGTGGTCTGTTGTCTTGTCAGCAAAACACGATTGGTGTCTTTCAATCCATCGGTTAGCCTCATCATCTGTGAAGTGAATGCCCCGGCCTCGCAGTTCACGAATGAAGTCGCTGGTACGAAGGCACAGATACCCCTTTGGGCTTTGCGATAGTGAGTCCCTGAAAGCGCTCTGTATGTCTGAATGTCTGAGCATGATCTGCCACTCCATTTACACTGTTTTTATATACAGTAGTTTTGGGTGGAGGGCAGATCAAGAAAGTTTCAGCTATCAATTCCTACGACAGATGCAAGTGGCTGTTAAGCTCAGATAAGCCCCCTCTCATTCAGAATGTCCATCCCCACGCTCACCATCGCATCACGCTGATCTGCAGTGAATGCGCCGTCATAGTACGCAACACATGCAATGTCACCGTACATCGACGAGGTGGTGAGGCCGTTGGGATCGCCACCGATGCTGACAGCCGTATCAAGCGACGTGTTTTCCGGGAAGCCGGTACCGATAGGACCATACTGCAATCCGGCATCACTGATCCGCACGCTGGCCGTTTTAGTGACCGGGTCAAATACGCCTACAGCTACATACCATTTTCCAACTTCCGCGTTGATAACACCGGCGGCAGCAATGGTCCCCGGCGTGCCACTCGGGTAGATATAGGACATGTAGAAGCCGCCGCTGTAATAGAAGTTAAACCCGGCGCTGTTTACGCGGTTGCTGAGGATATTGATATAGCGGTCAGCGGCATCCAGCTTAAACGCGACGATGAACGATACGGCGCCCTGTCCGGTCTTCACCAGGTCAGTCACTGACGGTTTTGCACCGTTAGGGTAATGGAGACCCCAGTCGCGGATTTGACCGCCATTTGGTTTGACGGTATAGCCGTGCCCGCTGTTGTCCAGTGGGTTCAGCAGGTCAAAGCTGGCAATGGTCGGGAGCGGTGATTTGCTTTCCAGTTTTGATTTGATGGTCACATAGTCGTGGTTCCAGTCGGTGACAGGAATAACTTGATTGCAAAGAATGCGAACGCCAGCCATGGTGGCTCCTTGTTAAATATTGGGTGAGTGTTCCGGGGTGCCGCGGTTTTCGTTGCCGGTACCGTTCAGGGTGCCGGTATAGGTTGCTCCGTTCATCGGGTCGAACCAGTCACAGCCCGTCGCCCGGACATTGGATGTATCGAAATAAAGGGCCCCTGTTGAGTCAGGGATAAGCTGAATATCCGCGCCGGTTACCCGGCAGCGGTTCCCGGTATCGCCGACGCTATAGCGCGCCAGTAAGCCGCCGGAAATATCGAATTCAGCTTTTACCCCGGAGGCGTTGATAATCGATGGATAGCAGTTACGCAGCGTCACTTTCGGACGGTATGAGTATTCGCTGGTGCGGTACGTCGTGCCGCCGACAACGGTATCCCAGGAAGAGGCCGCGCCCGGCATGTACACCGTCGGGCAGGCGTTCTGCGCGATGATCGGGTTATTGATGATGCTGATGACGTCCTCGGCGATGATCTCAGCGTTCGTGCCGTTCGGACGGAGTTTAGTCCGGCTGGCGAACGGGTTCTGCGCCATGTCGGCTCCGCAGCGAAACACCGCCATCACCGCATTCTTACCATCAGGCACGTTAATTGCGGTCATGCCCTGCACTTTCACCATATCCGGCAGATAGGTTTTCTGGGCGGAGTTGTAGAGGTTACGGAACGGACGGCAGAAGGTGAACGCAAAATTATCAGGCAGGGAAGCCGGCACACCATCCAGATCAAAGACGATATCTTTCCCGGAAATCACATGCGGGTTTTTGGTCGACACACCATAATCAACCGATGTCCCGCTGTTCATACGAACAATATCAAACGACAGCACGTCAGACGCCCACGCATTCGTGATATTGCGGTCGAAACGCACCACCAGCCCGTCGATAGCCAGGTTACACTCGCAGTCCCCGGCGTAATCTTCCCGCATATTGATAAAGAAATTCAGCCGGTCTTCGATATGCCCTGTCTGTTCCAGGCTGTACTGCGTGATATTGAAGTCACAGTCACGAAGTGCGAACTGGCCACCGCCCTGCAGGAATATCTGGCGCCCCTTGAATTTCGTCCTGCTGATGTAGATGTCATAGCCGAATGAGTGAAAATCGAACCGGTTCATGACCGACTCGGTAATAAATACCCGCTTCAGACCATGATGCCCCTGGAATCCCCAGCCGTAGAGGCCGTAATATCCACTGATGTGAATATCGATGCTGTTACGGAAGCAAACCACATACGCACCGCCGGAAGTGTTCGGGATACATTCAGCTGCTGCGTTACGGCAGTGAATATCGGTCACGCCATACGAGCCGATCGCCACGCGGGACTCGATATCGCCCGTCGCCCAGTTATCCATCACCAGATTTTCAATGTTGACCTGCGAGCGCTCAACCTGAATGTTCACGAACTTGCGACCGTTGCCTGCTTCAAAGAACGCCGGGGGCTCAAAGTTAAGCCAGGCATTTTCTTTCGGCTGGATCCAGGCTTCCGTGATGGTGCCCGCCGGGATATTTTTCACCAGTACATCAGAAACCGCGCCATTACGACCGATGCGGGTGAAGTCCCGGAAATGGACCTGATTACGGACATTCGTTTTATTCCCACTGCGGTACAACTCGACGGATGAAGAAATAAAGCCAAACAGCGCACCCCGGTACTGGCTTAACTTCGGCATCGGGATATCCATGCTCCCGCGCTTCAGATAGGACGAATAAGAGGTATTGAGTTCGTTCAGTTCAGCCGCGGTGAAGTTGACGCGAGACTTGCCCTGGATGCGGAACATATACATCGGGTCGGGGGCGCCATCATCCACACCATCCACTTTCCCCCAGCGGGTTTCATCCGTTCCGCTGCGATTGCAGGTGACGATCGTAGAGCCGCTCAGATAAGCAGACGTCCTCACCACAATTTCGCCGCTCACCCACAGGAACCGCCCGACATTCTGAACAACCGGGATAGCATGCTTTGCCGCAAAGGCATGGCAACGGGCAATAGCCTGATCCGCCGGCTCGATATCAGCCAGTAACGCCTGCGCCGCGGACTCATTACCCTGCGCAGACAGCGTGGCATAATTCTGATAGACCGACTCAGGGATCCGGGGCGCGCCAAACATGTCATAAGAGACAAAGTCACACTGTCTAACCCAGCGACGCCCATCCGTACCGACCAGCACTCCACCGCCATCATCTGGTGAAGTCGTATCGGTAGCGTCGACCACAAACCGGCCATTGATACGCTCGCCCACAACATCGCGTACAGTGGCGTCGCCAGTGTAATTACGGATATCGTCATAACCCACCGCCGTATCACCGGGGGTAATCCCGCCAGCCTGCCCGCCGCCGCTGTCGCTCCCGCCCCAGCCGACTTTCGTCCCGTCTTCCTTAACCCCTGCAATCACCAGACCGTTGCGCGAATAAATCAGGAACAGCCAGCCGTCCGGCGCGTTGTTGTCAATCACGCTCCCGTTGAAGTTGAGACCTGAGTCGCCGGTCACCAACTGCGCGACTGACTCAAACTCAATGACGCCGTCCGTGCTTCTGATACGGAAAGGGCGAATACCATTGCTGGACACGATATCAAACAGTGAATCAGGTGATTCCTGTAATGACCGGGTACGCTTGTCGATCTCATCAACCAGTGCGGAGGACGGCATTTTTCGCCCGGTGGCAACCAGCGTTCCGCCGTTATTGATGTATTCATCAGCGAGAGAGTTATCGCCGCTATTTCTCACCCACGTTACAGCACCATCAGGTATTTTACCTGCATCCGTCGCCGCCTGAGCATCCTCCAGGGTGGCAAAAGGTAAGCCCAGAATGGTAATGCTATCCTGAGCCTCCTTTACGGCCTTATCCGCTTCTGCCTTGATTCCATCAACGGTGTAATGCTGGCCACCAAGTCGATCGGTGTATGTCAGTTCCCGGCTTGTTACGACCTTGTCCAGCATGCCGCCTGCATAAACGTGGTCCCGGATATCATCACTCGGTACCGGCTTTTGCGTCGGGGTTGGTAATTGTGCCATTGTGCATGTCGCCCTTTATAGACGCACGAAATCCTCAGGAATTAACCTGATGATGTGCGTGAAAGTTGATTATTTACTGCTGGTGGTTATGGATATATCGAGTCCGAATATTCAGACAAGGTAAGGGTCTGGGTGTAATCGCCATTCGGCTTGGCAGTTTCTACACGCCAGATAGTCGAGTTTAATTCGCTGTCGGTTGCAATGAAGTAGCGACTGGCCACCTGGCAGTCAGCACCATTGTAGATATTCAGATCGAAAGCATCCGCGGCGGCCTGAAAGGCTTTGGCAGCACCGGATACAGGATAGGCACGCCAGCGCCCTCGAAAATTACCCAGACTATCTGTCATGACGACCCACATATCGCCAAACGAAAAATCGATGCGTTCAGACGTTGTGAAGATATCGCCATTGCGGCCGGTGAGATAACCGTTCTGCTGCCTGTTGTCGTACATGTCCGGGCACTGAACAACGGCACCACGCACCACCTGCTCAGTCTCCAGCACTTTGACCGTCATGCTCATTCGTGAATAGAGAAGTCTGCGCGCCTCAAGCCATGCCCGGTCAACTGCCTGGGTGCGATTACGACAACCGTCCAGGCTAATCTGGCTGGCGTTAACCGTTGCGTCTTCGACTTCCCGAATGCCGCCAGCATCTATCTGCAGATAAACATAGGATTTCTTATTGGTGAGCGGATCAACATAATCGACCGTGACACCGTCATATCCTCCCGGCAGCGACATCTGCCATGAAACCTTATATTCATCAAAGAACATGTTTGAGCGCGCAAACACCGCATCAGGATAGGTGACCTTTTCATCTCGCCAGAACGTCAGCACATCACCGATGTTATTCCCATCCACCCTCGCTGCATTGCAAATAGTCCGGATCCGCTCACCGAGCGACAGCTTCTCATCTGAAAAGGTGTAATCGAAATAGCCGAGTTCCGGAACTGTTATTGAATCAGCAATCGCGTACAGCGTAGCGACATCGATGCTTGAAACATCCTGCTTACCGATAACTATCCACTCATGCAGTGCAGCGTCGGCAAATGAACGGCTTGGGCGCAGCGTGTAATCAATCTGGCCGGTCGTCCGGTCATAGCTGATGGTGTGGCGCTGCGCGAGCATGTTGTATTTCTGCTCTCGGTTGCTGTTGCTGTTGTTGCTCCCCTTGATGGTCACTCTCGCGATCGTGTCTTCCGGGTAAACAACATTGGCGCGGGTGTTGACGGCGTGAATTGCCATTAACGTCACAACATTTCCATCATTGCTGTTATCCAGTCGCTCGATCGTCACCGCATATCGACCTGTACCGGCGGCGGGTGAGAATTTATGCGTTGTGCGGAAATAACGCGTGGTAACCTGAAAATCGTTATCAAAGAAATAATCGTACTGTTCAGCTGTGCCCGGGATCTGGTTGTTGTTGTCATCCACTTTCCAGAACCGGATTCGATAACGGGAAGTGCCCGAAGTCGCCCCCAGTTGAACCATGACATGCACCCAAATCTGTGTGGATTCAAGCGGTGATACCGATGGGCCTATAACCAGCGGAGTCTGGTCGTTGAGGGTGAAAAGTGTCAGGTTCAGCGTGGCGTCCGCCGGTAGCGTCGTAACCTCCCCGGTCATATCGCCAAGATAGAACGTGGTGTAAGACTGCGTATCCTCCCCGATATAACTTTCTGAGTAGACGATATTTCCACTGCCAGTAACATTCCTTGTCACCGGGCCGCCGCCGGCGTTCCATGTCGCGTTGATAACGAAAGTCACCGGATGCGGAACGGCAAGCGCCGCGAAGTATGAAAAGTTATCATCATTCGACAACACTGTGGCTTTCAGTTGGTTGCTTTCGATCAGCATGGCGGTCGGCGCTGTCGTCGTCGCTGTCTGGGCGGGAAAATCCTCGCTTTCATTCAACCCAGGCACTTCTTCGTTATCGACATCATCAAACTGATAGCCAACATCAATGGTGCCTATCGTCGCGCCAGGGTCGAAAATCTGGTAACTGGCCCCTGCAAGGCTCCCCAGGTTCGACTCAGAATAACGAACAGAGGAAATGGTGTATTTCCCGAATCCCACTTCGAACCATTCAGTGATGTATTTGTTGTTGTCGATGTACTCAAACAGCGCCTGCTGAATCAAATCCGGATATACCCGGCACTGGCCATAAATATTTGGCCTTCCCTTGTACAGCCGCGCGCGGTTAGTCTGCCCGGTGGCGTCGTTATTCGGGGATTCACCAGTAGAAATAGACGGAGATGATGCGGTCTGTTGTCCGGTTAGCCCTGACATTACTTTTTTAGTGAAGCGGATCGGGTTGAGATGTTCCACCGGGTTCAGAAGTGTCTTTATCAGACCGCCGCTTTCAGGCTGATCGTATACTGCTACGACGTCGCCGGCGTGCAGCTTAAACGACAAATCAAAATCATCATTAAGCTCACGTCCATTCAGGCGAACCTTCACATTATTATGCAGCCTGAGTGAGTCCAGTAATGCTATCAACTCAGTACCCGGCGCCGTCGTTCCATACTGTTTCGGCGCACCAGGCAGACGCTGCAGCTCATATCGAACCATGAACCAGATACTCCACTTTGTTGAATTTCTTCGCCAGGATAACCATGCTGTCAGCGCGTACAAAACCGAACTCACCGCGGGAATGCAGGCATTTAACCGGATCCAGCATTACGCCCGCGTGAACTGGACGATCAGCGTAATAAAACACAGCAAGGCAGCCAGACGATGCCACCGGTACCGCTCTCCAGTTGGCAGATTCCTCTGAGTAGCAGGTGATGAAGTCGGCGCCCGATTCGTAACCGGGGATATGATGCAACTCCAGACCGAGCACATGCCGGTAATACAGCACCACCAGCCCCCAGCAATCCATCTGCTCAAAACAACAGGCACGGTTAACCCACGGCTTGCCATTCACAAGCCGGATAAATTCGCTCTGCGTCATACGGTAATCAGTCCGGGATAGTCTTTCGTGGTGTAAATAATGGGATTGGCCAGCGTCAGAGGATTCGTCTTACCAGAATTCACCGTGACGTTTGTGCCATCGGCACCGACATCCTTCACGAACAGTGACCAGGTCTTCATCGGCGAAGCATCACCGATTGCATTCCACTGTTGGTACTTACACGTGATAGCCGTCATCCGGGCGGCACCAGTCCACGTTTTTAGCGTGTTTCTGACCTCTTCAGCACCCTGCAGGAAGGTGATCCCCATCGTGATGATGGCTGACCCGTTCTGTGTCGGTTCGGTGATATCAAACGCCGCGGGTTGATAGAGGTTTCCACCGAACGTCGCCTCCTGAAAAAGTTTGTTAACCACACGGTAATAACCAAATGCCGGGTGATAAAACTCAATGGTCTGTTTGATATCACTCGCCGGCCGCCGCTCTTTCCATTCTCGTAATGTTGGCATCAGTCAGTCCTCGGCATCACATCAGTGACGAGATAATCAAGCCATGACCCGTAGTTCTCCGGTGCCTGAACAATCCAGTCATCGAAGTCTTCAGTCAGGTCATCAATACCATTACAGATAACCGTGGCGGTCCAGGTCACCACCCCGCCATTCTTACTGGTTTGCACCGGCATATTGACGAAGTGAAGCGTCTGCAACTGCGGTCCGTATGTGTCGCCAAGGTCAATTGGCATCGTGAACCAGTTACGCCCGCGGTCACAGTACGTTGGCGACCGCAGCCATGACTTAAACCGTTCGGCCTGCTGCAGCGTAAATATCCACTGCAGCGTCCAGGTAGCTTTGAGGTCAGTGGTGAACGGAGTAAATATTACAGGCCCGACTGCCGGCTGCGTTGTCTGCCAGCCGGTATCCTGCGTCATATTTTGGCTGGGACGCTGCGGAAGGGGTAGGAATTCCGGGTATGAAACTGTTGCCACGTTTCCTCCGGGCATTAAAAAACCCGCCGGAGCGGGTTGGTTTTAGTAATCGCCATTGGCCTGCCGGCGAAGGCCAAATGTGTCCTGCATCTGAGAGGACATCGGGCCGCCGTTCTGCATATCGGTGATAAAGGTCTCGATAACCAGTTGGCCGCCGTTCTGGCTGCTACGGGTATCGACATTGACGCCATTTGCATAGTTGTAAACGTTGTTCACGACCTGCAGCGCGCCGCCGCCACTGCCATGCAAATCCTTATTGCTGATGACAGAGCCGTTATCACCCGGGATCATGTACTGACTGCCATTACTGGCGCGGTAGATTTCAGGCATACCGCCCTCACCTACCTGGTACATTGAGCCCGCCGATACCGGACCACCATTCTTCCTTCCGCCAGCGAGGGTTTTTGACAGAGCAAAAGCACCAACCAGCGCAGCTCCACCAATGATAGCTGCAGCACCAAACGAACCTACCGAGGCAACCAATGCAGCCGGAAGCCATGCCGCTAATGTAGTCCCTGCAGATGCTGTACTTGCTGCTGTCGTTGTGGCAATGGCGCCCACTTGGGTTGCCGTTGTAGCCGCGATGGTAGCTTGCTGTACACTTGCACCCATTATTGCTGACTTTGCTTGCTGGATGCCCATTTGCACGAACGTATTAATTACGTCGTTGAGAATGGTGTTACCGATAGACTGCAATGCATCTGAGGCTGACATGCTGCCAGTGATGATACCGGTTAATGCATTGGAAGCCTGATTGCCGAAAGCGTCCACCGCTGCGCCAAGAGCCTGATACCCTACGCTCTGTTGCGTGAACAATGACCACATAGCATCCGTTCGTTCCTGCTCATACTGAGTATCAGCGGCTTTTTTTAGTGCTAAGGCCTGATTATGGGCGATAACCCCCTGTTGCTCGTATTGCTGGATTAGTGCTAACTGTTGGGCATGCTGGTTTGCCAGGTTCTGCACCGGATCCACATCGCCAGCTGCCTGCTGCTGCGGAGTGACAGCCTGTTGCGCGCGGATATTCGCAAGGTTGGCCTGGTGAGTTGCCTCCAGTCTCTCGGAGGTCTCGTTGTATTGCTCCTGGCTGATTTTCTTCGCGGCCAGTGCAGTATTTAAATCCTGCACATCCTGCTTGTAACTTGCATTCTCGCGCGCTTCAGGGAGAAGTTTCTCAGCCGCGACTTGCGCCTTGATAGCGTTGGCCGTATCCCACTTTTTAGCAGCATACTGCCCAGCCAGCGCTATTTGTTCCTGCGTAGCGCCTTTGCCAAGCGAAAGCTGAGCATTGAGGATCGCCTGTTCACGGCTTAACTCAGCTGTAGAGTCTGCGGCAAGTGCGGACTCCTGTTTCAAGCTCGCTAATTTCTGCGCAATCGAATCAGCCTGAGTTTCTGACTGCTTACCTGCCTTATTGCTTTCCTTTCTGGCCTCTGTGACTCGGTAGGTTTCAGCATACTCATCCTGAAGGGCTTTAATCCGCTTCTGGTCAGTCACCCCGGCATCGGCGGCATCATATTGAGCTTGCAGACGAGCTCTGGCCTCTCCCTCTAGTTTGGCAAGAGCGAGTCGGCGCTCGGAATTCTGCACAAGCTTTTTCGTTGCAGCATCATCACCTTTTGTCGGTGGAGCATTGAACTGGTTATTGCTAGCGTCATTCTTCGCTTTCGCTCGAATATGCGCAATTTCTCCTTCAATTTGTTTAAGCTGCACAGCTGCTTGAGCACGACGAGCCTGGAAGACAGAATCAGACTCATACCAGCGCTGACTGTCCTTTAATTCGCCATTCAGTTCTTGCTGTAACTTAATCAACTTTGGCATTCTGGAAGAATCACCAACGTTGTTATTGTAGTAATTAAGGTTGTCTGCAACTGTCTGCATCAAGCCGGCCAGTGTTGACGTCAATCCAATAGCTTGGTTCAGGTCATTTATGGCATTTTTAAACGCTACATCAAGACTGTTTTTTGCACGGTCAATACTGACCGGCATCTTGTCAAACTCTTCATTTACCGATTGAGACTGCTTCTGAATGGCATTCAAAGCATCCTGTGCTGTGAGCTTGCCCTCCAGCATTCTCTTGCGAAGATCCCCTATGGAAATGCCAAGTCCGGTAGCAATCTGCCTTGCAAGTTCAGGCATTTGTTCAAGAATAGAGTTGAACTCTTCCGCGCGAACGATACCGCCAGAGATTGACTGTCCAAATTGCCTTAAAGCATTCGCCATTTCCTCTGTCGAAGACGCACCTATGGTTCCGATCTTCTGCAAAGTTGAGGTTAGCCCCAAAATCTGGGAATTTGTTGCGCCTGTTTCTTTTAATGCTGTAGTTAACGACTCCCAAAGGCGCTCCGTCTCTGACAGGCTATTACCCGTTTGTGACGCTATAGCAGAAAGAGCCGCTAATGTTTCTTTTGCTACATCAATGCTTGGGCTCAATCGTGTAATGCGCGCTTGGAGAGTGACCATTTCGTCGCCAATGGCAATCAGTCTTTTCGCGGCATCAATCGTAAAAGCGGCAGCTATTGCAACACCGACTTTGTTGAGCGCGCCTTCGAATCTCCCAACAGATCTCGATGATTGCTCGAATTTGGCATCCATCTGATCGAGGCGTTTATTAACTTGCTGCTGCGCCTGAATCAGACCAGAAACATCAGCCTCTATGTCATAATAAATTTCACCTGCTTTCTCTGACATCATTTACTCCGGACGTAAAAAAACCCGCCGGAGCGGGTTATGTTAATTGCAGGCTCTTCGCCCGACATAATAAGCTATTGTCTCATCACCAATCGGTGACATCCCTTTATCCGCCTCTGAGGAGTTCATTTGCTCTAACGACTCTCCAGTCCCTAAATATTTAACCGTCCATGATGAACAATCATAGAGGCGCTTAGAGTAAGTAGTTCCCGCAGGCCCCTCTCTTTTGGTGACGATAGTGGCCATGTTGCCATTCATATCTTTTTCAAGAATGGTATATGTACCTTTTGGATCTGAGGGAATTTTCATTACTTCAGATGCAAAAGCACCAAAAGAAACAATTGCAATTAATGCCAGCGCTACTTTTTTCATATCCCTATTCCCATTGATTAGTTTGGACAAATCCTAGCAGGGATAGAAGCGAACGACAAAACACCTGATCGTTTATCAGGTTGTTCGGCGCTGCGCTTTCAGGGTAGGTTGAATAATAAATCAGAAACAAGGAATCAATATGGATAAGTTTGACCGCAACATCCAGCGGGAGCTACTCCAGCACCTCTGCGACATCTACCCAGACTCTGCCGATAGCAGTTTCTCAGGGAAGTTTACCGAAAAATTTGGAAGCATTAATATCTTTACTGCTAACTTACTCTATCTTGCTGGTCACGGACTCATTGAAGTAAGACTTAGCAATGAAATAGGCCGACGACTGCCATCTGTAATGGACTCTTTCACGAAAATCACCAGCAAAGGCATAGATTTCATTCGCGATGACGGCGGTTTGGGCGCAATTCTGAACGTACAAACCATTAAGTTTCACCGGGATGCGGTGATCGTCATCGAAGACCTGATCGCCATTTCAAACATGAACGACGAACAGAAGGAAAAAGCCAAGTCGACTCTCGGCGAAATGTCGACGGAAGCCCTTAAAACTGTGGTACAAGCTGCGACTACCGCCGGGTTATCCGTGCTATTTGGAAAATGAGCGGGACTAGAAAGCGAAAACCCGCCGGATGGCGGGTTTTCTTATGAATGCTTATGCCTTGCAACTTTAGTCCGTAATCTCCGTGGATTGTTCTGCTCTTTCTCTTCCTGCGCCTTAAAGTTGTTGTAAGTCTCGAAATCAAAAAAGGAAAGGTTTTCTATTTCTGAAACTGGGCATACGACCCTGAAGTCATCAAAGGTTAGATTGCTCTTAACCCTTGGAGGGCCATCCACACCCAAGACATCACCATATAAGCCGATACTTTCATAATGAGTTATATAGTTTGTCGTGACGACAATTTTTAGCGTGTCTTTATCCCTATAACCGCTGAGCAGTGGGATGAAAGCCATGTGCTCAATCTTCCCATGCTCCAAGGGGGGGCGAATAACCCAACCGACATAAAATTTCTTCGATTTCAAAGTAAAAATTACTGGAGCTAAAGTAGCAGAAGCCTCGATTGCCAATGTTTCAAGAGGATGGTTCCTTGCAGCCTTTGCAAGAGCTTTAAATCTGTTATTACCCCAGCCGTGCCAGGCCTTGTTTAGCAGTCCACAAATTGTGGAAAGTGCAACAGTTCCAACTAGCCATAGAGCTATCTTTAAGCTCTTTCCTGTAGCTACAGCATCTGCAGATAGCGGGATAAGTAATTTGACATTTTCCTTGTTCATTCCCACTACTTTGGCAGAGAAATCAATGAAGCCCACAAATCCCATTATCGAGCATAACATCCAGCTCAGGATACAAAACCCGGTCCCCCACGTCGCCACATAAAAATAAGCGCCCCAACCATCGGAGCGCTTAAATTTGTATCTCGTAGATACTGATGTAATAGTAAAAATGTAACCACTAACGAGGATAGCGGATAGTAACAGTGTCCCCATCCGTCACCTTGCCTTAGAGGGTTCAACTCTCGCAAGAAACTGAAACTGGCGCTTCATCTCTTTGCGAACCTTATCGTTTTCGAGGTTTAAGCTGATTACGCCATCGCGATCAATCGTGAGTCGGTCCTGGTTGTCGACAAGGATGTTTGTTAAGCGCTCTACGGGGCTTTCAGCTCCAGTAGTTGCCTTCCGTTTGTTCGAGAAACTAAACATAGCTCCTCCTCAATCTACCTTTTTGGGTGTAAAAAGAGCTTAGCGAACCTTGCGCCGCCAAGCCCTTAACCGATTTTTTTTCAACAATAATTGTTGTTGTGATTGAAGATTAAGTTATGTTGATCTGGTGGTCAAGCGCGGCGCTCACAAACTTTGTGTTGTGACATGTCACGATTCCGATTTTATTGTCGATGTATTCCCCATTGCTAAGACTCTTTCTCCATCATCACTTTCCTACGCTTGCGCCGCGCAAAGTAGTCATCTGCTGCGTGATCGTACTCTTCGCGGGTGTACCCTTTCTGTTCAGGGTATTTAGCGATGAGCATTAGCTGAAACTCGGTCATAGTGAGTTGCCATGCTTCCTCCTTGCTTATGCCGAAGTGATTGCGCGCTGCGACGATATACTCAGATGCTCTGAATTCATTGGTTGTATCGCTAGTCTCATGGCGCTGGAGTTTTCTCACCTTTGCCTTGCCAATGATTCCATGCATCATCAGATTTTGAGCAACGATGATCATTTCGGGCGCCGGCATCGTCCCAGAACGCCACATAAATCCCCGCTTGCGTGATTTACCCGGCTTCATCCATCCGACCAGTTCCCCGATATCGTCATCGCAGCACGCAGTCAGAACGGCATGGGCGGCCATAACTGCTTTACGGCTCAGAAGCCCGCTCTGGATATATCTCAGAACGCAATCAGGCAGGCGGCTGTACTCATCGCGGATATACACCTGAGCAGCCTGTTGAATTAACGGTGTCGCCTCATCGTTACATAGGTCATAAAACGTCTGAACAATCTCTGCCGGCTCTCCGATTCTCGTCATGGCCAGCAGTGACGGGCGAAAGAAATATTCCTTATCCCCGGAAGTAATCAGGCACTCGCCAAACTCTTTAACAGGCGTCATTTTTCCCCCATAAACAAAATCAAGGGCAGGAACACCTACCCTTTGTTTTGCTTACACCGTAACGGTTACCGTATGCGTTGCGGTAAACCCGCCATCATCCGTCTTCACAGTGATTACTGCGGTGCCAGCAGTAGCACCAGATGGCGCGGATACGGTGACCGTATTGCCAGCAAATGCTACTGTCGCGCGCGCTGGAACAGATGAAGTAACCGTGAAGACCTTGTCGTCAGCATCTGCTGGCGCAATCGTTACTTCGAAGGTGGTGCTTTCTCCGGCGGCAATAGAGCTGGTCGTTGGCGCAACCGTCACGCCAGTTACCGGAATGCCTTCGTCCGCTTCGGTGATCTGGAACGTGTTGCCGTCAGCCAGTTTGAACTCAAAGCTGTAGGTAACAATCTCCTTCACGCCACCACCATCACTGGCGCCAGTCGGGACCATGTAGCCAATATGGAAGTAATCCCCCCAGTGAAAACGCATCCAGACCGCAGGTTGACGACGGGCGCGAACTTCATCAGCGATATATTTCACGAATTGCTGAATGCCAAATTCATCGGTACGATCTTTGACACGGACCTCGCCTTCGATTGAGTACGTTGGATCAAGACTGGCGATCAGGTTTGAACTGAAACCGCCATTATCTGCATCCGAGGTTAATGCCTCCGGGCTCATATCCCACGTCGCCGAAGTCGGAAGACCAAGTAATTTCCAGTCGCCCTCCGCCGGCACCTGGTCAGCACATCCATACGCCAATTCAAGCGTCTTCGCGCGACCGATTAGTTGTTCGTTATTGGAGCAGCCTTGCATCGTTGCTTACCTCACTTCTGATAATAAAAAAGGCCGCTCCAGGCGACCTTATGAGATTTGATTTGGTTTTATCCGCCAAAGAGACAGGCGAACTGTAAGCGCCACACCATTCGCCCTTCTGCAGTCATTACCGGTGATGGGGTTCCGCCAAGGTTAGATATCTGCCCGATGCAGGCATTTGTCATAGGGTTCTGCTTGACGTAGTCGATGATGGCTTGCACATCGGTCTCTGATTTCGCGTAGTCGCCGGCAGACTTACCAGTTATGACATCCACCAGGACGTAATAATCAGCAGCCATATCGCGGTCTACTGCCGTACCACCGTTGGGCCGGAATACGATGAATCGCTCCGCCAGTTTTCCGGTATCTGTCCATGTCAGTGACTGAACGGTGTACCCGGAGGTTAAGCCGGCATCAACGAGGAAGTTACGAACGCGCTTATGCATCGGGGGGTTCACAGGGATAACTCCTTCTTGATAACAGCATCAATCGCATCACGCTCTTCATCGAATCCCTTCTTAAGGAATTGAGGCTCGCCATGCGGATCCCAATAGTTTCCCTTTCCAGTACCACCACCAAATTCACTACCGGCTCTCGTCTTACCGAAATGGGCTCTCGGCTGGCCTTTTAGCTTGCCTGGCATATCATGCACAAATGCAGCGTAATTTGCAGAGTACCCAACCCTTCCAGTAACTCTTGTGCCGTTAACGTTAATTTCCCGGAACTGACTATTCAGGAGTGTAGATGAGTCAATTGGCGTGTAATACGCCGCCCTGCTGCTGCCTAAAATCAGCGCAGACTGAATAGCACGTACAACCTTTCGCCCCTGAATATTGTCAATGATGCGGTTGAGATTGGCCTTAGCTTCCCTTACACCACGAACCTTTACACCCATAATTACACTCCCGTCAGAATGGCGTAATCATCCGCCAGTCGTTCGAATGTGTCGGCGTAACGGATAACCTGCCGTACCTCGTCTGCCCCGGCGACAATCGGATCGGCTTCGGTCGATGCGCCAATCAGAAGGTAATCACCTGCCGCTGCCAGTGCATACTCAGACCAGACGGTATTCTTCACGACGATTTCAGCACCAAGACTACCGATGCTCTTAGAAAGACCACCTTCGTAATCACAGAGAATCGCCTCAGGAGGCGAGAACCCGAGCGAATCACCGTACTCATCATTGCCGAGCTTGCGCCAGATGGTAGCCGTAGCGGTATAGCTCCAGTTCGCGGTTGCCGACATCAGTCATCCCTCCATCGCAGCACAACAGCGCCTGTGGCGCGTATGCGGTCGCAGTTGATGTACCACTCGCCATTGCTTTTCACGTACGCCGTCGTTTGCTTCCCGGTATCGGTCATCACCCAGACACGGACGAATGGCCTCGGATGGCGCTCTTTGACGGATATCCATTTCATCAGCAACCACCAACGACCATAAACAGGCCGACGCTATTAACGGCACTGATGGGGAGTTCATCAGTGCAGCCACTGGTATCAAGCTGGGCCAGTGAGTCGCGCAACCAGGTGATGCTGTCAGCACCGTAATCGAACGAACGCGATGCCCCGGACGGCGCCCCCTGCGATTTTATTCGCCGGGCACCGGAAGACGTCGCCATGAGCGCAGTGGCATACATCAGGATGAGCTTTGCCGTGCAGTCGTCATATCCCGCACCATCGAGGCACGGGATAATCTTGTTCACCACGCAGAGAATCGGATTCAGCAGCGCGCCGGGAATGGAATAACCCAATTCACCGAGGAACGCCTGCACGTCTGCCGCTGTGATTGGGTCAGCCATGGTTATTTCGCCTTCTTGGTTGCTTCCGCCAGTGCGGCTTCTGCCTCTTCAGCGCGTTTGTTCGCCGATTCCAGCTCAGCCGCATGCACCTGCTTCAGCTGCTCAATGGCGTCAGCATGCTCTTTGTCTTTTGCATCAGCGTCTGACTTCGCCTGCTTCAACTGCTCAAGGGTGTCATTGAGTTTTGACTGCAAATCAGATGCACCGGATGCCACAGGCGCAGACGGTGTCGCCACTTCAAAGACGAGCTTCTCCCCCTTCTTGTCAGTTGATTTTTCCGCCTTACCCTGCTCGATCCACTTTTCAGCTATCGAGTCATCGACGTCATAAACCTGTCCAGCCTCCAGCTTTTGAAGGCTGGCACCGGCAAAGAGGTTTGCTACCAATACCTTTACGAATGCCATGTTGTTTCCTTAGCTCGAAGCGTGAATAACAGAGTAGTGGCCGTTGATGTCCTGCTTGACCATCAGGCCGGCAGCTCCCCAGGTACGCCAAACGTAATCTGAGTTGTAGAACTGACGCGGATCGGCGACGGTGCCGAACGCCTGACCGACGATAGGAGCAATCACGCCAGCCTGCAGCGGTACGATTACGATTTCGTTTCCGGTCAGCTCAGCATCTTCTTTGATTGCCGCGATGCCTGACAGTTTGGAGATCTCTTCCAGCACAGTGCGGAGCGAGTTCACATCGAAATACTGTTCCCAGTTGGACATGATTTCGCTGGAGACGTACCACGTCTGCTGGCCGTACTGCATGTTTTGCAGCTTGAGGACGTCACGCAGGGCGATCGCCGCGGCACGCATGGCTTTCGGGTCGGTGCTGGTTGCGAAGTTAACAGTCAGTGTCACCTGGGCCACACGCTCATCGTGACGTAAACCCTTCCAGGTCTTGTCATCGAATTTGATGTAGTTACCGTCTGCGTCACGGAAGCCTTCCCAGATGTAGTCGACATACTGGCGGCGTACGTCATCGACAGAACCTGCCTGAGCATCGGCCAGGGATGAGAGCGCAGAGCCTTTATTAAATACCGGATCACGCCAGTTGAACTTAAAGCCGCTGTCGTGGATTGGTACCATGGTGCCATCGAAGGTGTAGGACTTCGCATCCAGCGCAGCACCAATCTGACCGGACATGGAAGTGTGCGCCCAGCCACGGCCGCCGGTGCGAGCGTATTCGTACACAGACTCTTCCAGGCGAACAGAGCGAGAAAGCGGCATCAAGTCGTTCAGCAGTGTGAATTCGGTGTTCGGTTCGAATTGCTTCAGCACGGTCTGGTCGTAGGCTTTGTACAGACGGCGGATATCGTCGACTGCGTTTACCGCATTCAGCTCTGGTGTATCTTCTGCATCGCCACGCCATTTAGTGCGCGCAATAAAGTCTGCCGCAGCCTGAGCACTGGCATTGCGCGCGGCTGAGAGTTTTTTGAATTGAGAGGAGTTAACCTCGAGGTTCCCGGTTTCGGTGGCCTGTTTAGTGGAGAATACAAACATTCAGGTGCTCCTTATTTAATGACCACGCGCAGGAGGTCACCTGCCGTTGCAATGGTATACGGACGGTCTTCTTCTACGTAGCAGCGGACTGACTCATCAGTGCCGACAGCTTTAACGCGACCATTGGCCACAGAGAGTGGCTGCCCTTTTGTGTAAGTGCCTACGGCAGCGGGAACGTTGAAGAAAACGCCTGGAGTTGGGTGGAAAGCAACAACCCAGTCGCCAGCATTGATAACGTCATCTACGGTTTTGCAACGCAGATAGTCATAGTTGGCTACGTAGAGAATCGCAGCTTCATTGCCATCCACGGAGGCGGTGAATTTCTTCGTGGTGTTGTCGAAGAAACCAATCGTACCGGGAGGCGTATCAGCGGCTGCAGTACCTTCACGGTGAAGCTGTGGGTTCGCGAAGATACCGCCCGCGTGAATTACGTGTTTTCCGTCTTTAGCCATTTTTTACTCCGGCATTTCGCTGACTGATTGAGTGTTGGTTGCCTGGCGGAATGCACCGTTCAGGCCGAAAGATGTCTGGCACTTGGCATACATAGCGTCGAGCGCCTTGCCGTCCAGATCTGCGACTTCTTCATCGCTCATGTTCATCGCCAGCTTCACAGCTGCGCGCTTTTCGCCTTTCTCTTTGTCGGCGTTCGCGTTCAGGCTGTTGAAAACGACGTCCACGCGATCGGCGAGTTTCTGCGCCCAGGCTGGCATCTCTTCGTTATTAGTGGCCTGTTCTTTAGCCTTCTTGTCATCCGCCTCTTTCTTTTCACGGGCGGCCTTCTCTTCTGGCGTTTCTTCTTTGCTGTCGGCGTTTTCTGCCAGCATCTGGTTGTATGCGTCCATCAGTTCGGCATCGGTTTTACCGTCAACCGATTTACCTTTGGCCTTCAGCGCATTAACGATGAGCTCTTTCATCGGGTCTGTTTCCTTCTGGGTTGAATCGCTGTTGGCGCCGAAAAACGCCTTTAGCTGGTTGAAAAATGTTTTGAATGCGGGGTCTTGCTGGTCTGGGGTAGTGGACTCTTCGAGGTTTACGACCTCGATTTCGACTTCGTCACCCTCGGCGTTAACGAAGATCCCCACGCCCTCCTCCGGCGTTCCGGCACCCGGCTCGTCGAGCAATACCGCCACATGGTCAAACATCATGTTGGTGGCGATCTCGTTGTACTTCTTGCCCTTAGATTCGCCGTTGGCGGCGATGCCTGAATACAGCAGGCCAGTGGAGATGTGGATCGGCTCGGAATTGGTGCCCGCTAGCATCTCGTCCAAGCGGTTAATCAGGCGCTTGCCCTTCTCGCTGGATTCGGCGTACTGGCGGTTAACGTACATGTCGCCAGTCACCTTTCCGTCTTTGTGGCTGACGTTCTGCAGCCAGGCGCCAACGTGGTATTCATTAACTGCTCGGACGTCGCGCGCTGAAACATGCTTACCGTCCACTTTCGGGTGGCCCAGCGGCATCGGATTACGTTCAAGCGTGTTGTAGGCTTTTTCTATTTCTGCTGCCGGGTACAACTTCCGGTTCATCACAATATCGTCCACGACAGGCGTGATGCCGCGAACCACGATATGTGGCTTGCCGTCGATGGTTTCAGTGGTGATGTTTGAAGCGGAGTTGACGACGGTCAGCACGTTAACGCGGTTGCGTTTCATGCTGGGTCCTCATTGGTGGATTTCAGACTATAAAAAAGGCCGCCTTGGCGACCTTATTCTTCGATAGTTAGTTCTTTACTCGTATCGTGACTTATCGACAAATTCTTCAAGTTTTTTAACTATATAGTCAAATACACTTGTGAAATCACATTTGTCGTTAACACTTCTGCATTCAATATCTTTACCGGAAATGTTAATAAAATAATCACCACGCTCTTTACGGAAATAACATTCAAAAGTCATTGCACAATCTAAAATTTCACTGCCAAATTCCGATAAATTAACCTGCAAGTAGAAGTGCAAAGAGTTCACTTGGCCTTCAATCTTTTCCATAAGGAAAGGGGGAACTTTCTCTACATTGTCCCCATCCTTCATACCTACTGTGACGACGGAATATTTGTTATCGCGGCTATCGCACAAGCCAAATCCTTCGACTCCAAGATATGAAACCAAATCAGTACCAAAATTGTTTATTCTCTGCTCAATGTCAGTCCAGTAGATGCCTTGTTGTGCTCTGTACTCGGTAAGTTTTTGTTGAATTCCACTGTAAATAGTCATTTGCATCTCCTTGTGTGTCTACGCAATATGTCTATTTTCAATATCTTGATCAACTAGCAGGATCCCACTTCTTGCGCTCCGTCAAAAGCTTATTTTTAAGACCCTCGTTGAAGATGCTGCCGTCGTCGTTGAGCAGCACCGGTATCTGGCTGCAATAGCAGTTGTACCGGTTGCCGTTCTCGGCGTAGAAGTCCCGAACCTCTTCGGTGGTGTAGACCTTTCCGTGGCGGCTTGCGTGCCAAGTTCGCGTCGTTGGCTTGAGCGCCGATAGCCAGAGCAGGCCAGTATTCAGACCTAAACGGTCAGCAGCCCAGTCCGTCTCGTTCCATTGAGCCTGGCGCAGAGCGCCGACCTGCTCAGTCTGAGCGATGGTCTTGGCCTTCGACATCGAAACATCGAGACGCTTGCTGATGACGCCGGCCGTTTCCCGTGGATTTACTCCGCGCGCCACCGCATCGGTAATAATGTTGGTCAGGTCGCCGCGGGCGGTATCGCTGATAACCTTCCAGTCACTGAACGTAGCCAGCCTTGTAGCCGCTATCTGGTTCAGATAACCGGGGCTGTTTAAAAGCTGCTGTAGCGTCGTCTGGCTGGCGTATACCTGTGACTGCTGCGAGAGGTTATTGAAGGCCTCCAGCGTGCCGCGCTGCACCTCGGCGGCGACGTAATCCATCGCCCAGAGGTTTTGCTCGCCACCATCCAGCAGGTAATCGTCGAGAATGGCCTGCACTGCTTCGAGCAGGTCGGCCATCTCCTGTGCTGACATGTCGTAGATAAACTTTCCGGCGTTGACCTGGTAGAGACGCACATCCTCGCCGTGGTCATGGCAAAGGAAGTGCCAGTCATGGCTATTTACCTCTCGCTCTCGACCTGTCAGGCGCTGGTCGAACAGAGCTTTCAGCGCGCGCTTGATGCCGAGATACCGTTCTTCGATATCCCGGTACATCGCGGTTACCTGCTTTGCCGAACGGGTTGGGTCAACCTTGCTGCGCGGAACTATCGGCAGCCCCACCTTTGCCGTCTGCTCCGGTGTCATCGGCCAGTGGATCATCGGTTGTCACCTTCTCTTCTGGTTTCGGTGGTTCTTTTGGCTCCGGCAGCGGATCGAGGCCTACAATCTCGCGCAGTTCGTTAGCCGTAAATGGCGGTTCGCCACCATAGAAACCCGACGTTTTTTGCACGATATCGGCCAGTTTCGAAGCGTTCTCGATTTTCTCCTTTTCGCCGGGCGCCAGCAGGTCGGTCCATGAAATGGTGACCTCTCCATTTGTCGGCGGTTCGATAATGCCCAGCGTCCAGAAGCGTTCCAGCAACGCGGTGATTCTGTCAGTCAGGAAGCCGTTGCGGCGGGTATTGCGGCGAATGGCCCAGTCGGTTTTATCCTCATCGCTTGCCAGGCGCCCGGTCTGTTGTCCAAACAGGATGGTGAAAGGGATTTGTACGGATGCTGCCAGTTCGTTCGCGGTAACCTCCCATGTCGGCCCAGGGTCACCAGGTGTAACGCTCAGGACGTGCATTTGTCCGGCCTGCATAACCGCCGCTGCATCGGTGCCGCGGTTAAGCTTGTTGACCTTGTCGCCCATCGCTTCGCCGAGGTCAGTATAACCAGCTTTCTTAGCCTGATCGGACAGCGTGGCCATGTCTGTTTCTTTGCTGAACTCGACCGCGATCTGCCGGCTGGCGTTCTTCAGGAAGCCCTCAGCGCCACCACCGGACACTTTCTCAAGGTCGAGGCCTTTGTTATAACCAGCCTCAAGCAACGGAATGCCAGACAGTACATTGTCATCCTCTGAGCCTTCGCAGAACAAAATAACCCGGCTCGGGTGTACCGGTTCGCCACGCAACGGACCGACGAAAGCCTCATCGCCTACAGGCTGCTCGTTGAAGTTGAACATCTTGGGCTGACCGAACGTTTCAGACCGACGGTCGTTATCCCATTCAGCGACGGTTAACTGTGGCTCCCATACTGGAATAAGCTTAACCAGAGCTGCTTCACCGAGATTCTTTACAAGCGAGGTGTCGACTTCTTCATTCCATGGCCGGTTGTCTTTTATCTGCAGTAGCAGCGCGGAGTAGCGCCCCACCATATTGCGGCGATCGGCATCCTTCACCTTCGGCCACCACTTCTTCATGAACTTGGCAACTCTCTTTTCCCACTGGTTAGTTTTCTTCGCCTCCTCGGCTTCGTCACCATCAACGATTATTGGGTAATCCTGCCAGCAACCATCAAGAAGCCGATGTACCACAGCGAAACCTGCAGCGTTGCGACGGTACATATTGTAGAAATCATTGAAGTCGATCGTGCGTGGGTAGCCAAACTCCTGATAGAGCGTCGGGCGCTTTGTGTTCCCGCTGCCTATGCCGATAGTATTCAGGTAATTCGCTCGCCGCATTTCAGTGGCGAGATTGTTCACAGCCATCTGCAGGCCGTTATCTTGTTCGCTCACTGGCGATGCTCCTTAGAAAAATACAGTACCGACCTGCTTACGGTTGTTCTTCGTCACTGCGAAGTAACGGAAGCTGTCAGCGCCGTGTGATGTGAAGTCATGAAGCGGTTTATCTTTCCAGCAGCCGCGCTTGTCGTCCCACTCCTTGCGGTAACCTTCGAGGTGGGAGATGCCAACAGCACACTTCTCTTCATCGAATACGCAGGACTTGAGTATTTCACGGACCGACTCAATGCCGGTGTCGATCCCAGCCTTCGGCACAACGCGGAAATTCATCGAATACATCTGGCCATCAATCTCGTAGCCCTCGCGTGCCAGTTCTTTGCGTGACTTCGCGTCAGCAGCAAATTCGCGGTTCTCGATATCGTGCGGCCCCCAGTGCTCGCCGTACTCGTAGCCGCGGTCTTTAAGCACCTTCATGTAGTGCCGAAGCCCTTCGCCAGAGTTTTCGTAGTAGTCGATAATGTGAAACTCTTCGCCGACCTCGCGAACGAACCAGATTGCCGTGGAGTCGCCCACACCAATATCCCAGAACGTGTGAACCGGTAGATGTGAGTTATCGGGGATTTTGCCGATCCGCTTGTTGGTGTAGAGCCAGCGGAATTGTTTGGCGTAGTACGCACCCTCGACCGACTGCTGGAACGCCTCCGCCGGAATGGTCGGGTATTCGCGCTTCATGTCGTCGCCGAGTGTTTTCTCTTTGGCGTAATACCAAGCCTTTTGGCGCTCGTTGACGACTACTCCGTGCTTTGCCTCCATCTCGGCGAAGTATTCAAGCAGGCGCGCCGGTAGCGGTTCTACCGGGTCAATTGCGTACTGCGGATTCTTCCACCACGAGAAGAAGAAAAACTTCCAGTCGAGCGCTGATAGTGGCTTGCCCTGCAGCATGGCTTTCTCTGCCGTCTGGCAGTAATCAAAGAAGTAACCCGCCCGACCTTCCGCTGTGCTCTCGATAGTAGCGAAACAGCCTGTCGACACCGCCTCAAACGCACCAGTGACGATTTCACGGGCTTTGTCAGGATACTTGGCGCATATCTTCCCGAACTCGGAAACATGCAGATAGCGCAGCGTACCGCCACGAAACGACGTGCTGACGTAGAGAGAGCCACCTTTCTTAAATACGAGTTCGCCAGACGAATCGTTGCTGGCCGGGTTAGCCGCCTTTATCTCCGCCGGCAGTTTGTCGTATGCGTACTTCACCTTTTCCCGAAACAGACGCTTTGCATCATTCAGTGTGTGGGCAATCAATGCACACTTTGCCGACTCAAACAGAGCCGCGTCGAGCTGGATGATGCACACCTCGGTGGTGAAGCCGAGCTGTCGAGCTTTCAGGATGATGTTGCGGGTGTGAATCCCCTCGAAGTATTCCCGCTGCTCAGGCGTCATCCTGAAGCGAGTCGGCTTACCCTCTTTGTCGGTGATCCAGTAAAGATTGTTCAGCCGCCAGTCTTTATTGGACAGCAGCTTGAGGTGCTCAGGTTTCATTACGCCCCCTGAGACAATGAATCCATCAGGTCAGAGAGTTGCTTAACAGAGTTGTCGCCTTCAGGCCCGTCGATGTCGTAGGCCTGGCGTTCGAGACCGATGAGGTTCTTCAATGCTTCACTGAGAGCCTTCACCGACTTAACACGCTCCGGCATGCTGATTACCTTGTGGTAAATCTCATTGAGTTTGTCCTGGCCCTTGTCGTCAGGGTTGAGCATCAACTCTCCGAGTTTCTCCAGCGCTGCTACATCCGCGCACTCGGCGCCCAACTCATCAAACAGGGCATTGGTTATCTGCCTGGCGCGTTTTATGTCACCGCGATGCTCCATGCGTACCGTAGCAATGACCTCAGCTGTAGCCTCTATAAGTACGCGCTCTGACAAAGTCGTTTCAGTGCGTACCTGTTTGCGTACCTCTGCTTTGCGTACCAGATCGTCAGCGCGTTCTTTCACCTTCGCATTCAGGTCGCGAGACCAGTCATCACGCTTGGCGCGCTTACGGATAGCCCCTTCGCTAATGCCATGTTGAGATGCAATTTCTCGGAGAGACATCACCCCGGCCCGGTACGCCGTCTCGATGGCCTCCCAGTCCGGTTTGCTCATTCGTTACTCCGTTTTCTTTTGTGCTGGCTGCACCTTCACGCTCTGGCTGATGCCATATTTCACGATGAATGCAGATACCTTTTCGTAATCAGGTTCTCGCTGTACCACATGGCAGAATAGCGTCAGCGTTTTGAGATAGGGCGGCAGCCACCAGCGGCTTTTTACTTCTACTGAAAGCGTGCATATCGGCATAGGCTCCCCCTATTCGATAACCATTAAAAAAGCCACCAGCAGTGGCCTTTGTGATGATTACTCAGTAGCGGTATCAAACAACGCCAGCGCTTCGGTCGCTTCCTGAATCGCCTTGCGGGTTTTCGAGACAATCTCACTTTCCGTGTAAACGCGATCGAAAGAGTCTGCAAAGAGCTCAGCTTTCAGATTACTGTCGCCAACCCAGTCAATGGCCAGCTTCGCCGCGGCAGTGTCGTAGTTAACTTTCTTGATGATGGTCAGGCGGATTTGTTCTGCAGGTGTAATTTCTGACATGTCTTACCTCTATGCGATGTGGAGATGTATCAACCCCATATTGTTGGTTTTGATAATGTTAATTGCATCAATGTTTCATCGAGCTTTATGGATTACGTTGCTAGCTGTGTAAGCCAGTGGTGGGACACTGGTTAAAGAAATATTGAAACGATGTATGTTGACTACAAAAAAGGACAAAAGATGGCTATGACTACCTGCCCTAAGTGCAGTTCCACAAGGTTTGAAATGAAAGAACACCCAGTTGCATACAGCAAATATAGAATTATGTTTATTCAATGCTCAGCCTGCGGCGCTGCCATTGGTACAACTGAATATCACAACACCAATGCTCTCATTAAGAGTCTTGCCCAAAAATTAGGTTTCAGCGTCTAAATAAACAAAGGCAGGCATCTATATGCCTGCCATAGTTTAGCCAGCAGTCTGGTTAAAGTTAGGGCAGTTGGCCATCACCGATTTGTTGTGCGCCAGAATGTCGCGCTTGGTCTGCTTATCCAGCACATCGATATCTTGGTCTGTCAGGTAGATAATTCGTACCCAGTTGCAGGCCGTATCAACCACCACCGGGGCGGGTAAACTTTGCGCGCAGCTCGCGATCAACATCGTCATCAGGCATATGGCTAACAGTCTGCTGTACATTGCTGGCCTCTCTGGTGGCTTCCTCTTTCCGTTCAGCTGCAGCGACGCTAGCAGCGGCTTTCTCTTCAGTGCGCGTTTGTGCTGATTTGGCTTCTGCCTTACTGGTACCGCGAGCATGGCCAATACCGAATGCGCCAGCGATAGCACCCAGGATGAGGACCACCAGCCCAGCAATAATTTCAAAACTCATTGCTGCGGCTCCTTCTGTTCGTCGGCCTTATCTTTCAATGCCGGCTGGCGTACGTATTGTGAGAGCACCGCCAGCACTACCAGCGCAGGGCTAATTAGTGCAACGATATTTGGCGGAAGGATGTTTTTGATATCCGGCGGCAGCATTGCCCATGCATGAAGTGCTGCATCCGGGAACGACTGCGCCCATACACCGACCAGCGCGCCAGCAGCTCCCAGACGAACAGACCAAGTTCTAAGTAACAGGCGAGCATGTCCCACAAACTCAAGCCGGGTATACTTTCTTAACAGCAACAACGTTAAAACAGCCACCAGCGCAAGCAGGAAGAAGATAATTAGCTTCATAGGTTTACTCTCTCCTTCACCCACCCGAAGAGAAATTCTTCATTGGCTTCCCGCGCTTCCGCAAGTTCGAGATACCGTGCCCCCTGACTGCAGTTCACCCCTTTCAGTATCACCGTGACCCCTGCGCTACCCCGTACGGCGAGGTAACTACGCAGCGCGGCGATCGTGATGTTCCCAATGACGCCATCCGGCTTCAGGTCGGGATACAGTTTGCCGCGTTGGTTCAGTGCCGTCAGCCAACGCTGCAGGAACGTTGTGGAAACACGCGGCCCCATGTTGACGCCGGTATCGCATAACTCTTCTGCGATTGATGGTGACAGTTCGGCGATCTTGTCAAATTTTGGTTCCAGCCAATACTGCTGCATATAGATTTCTTTCGCAGTTTCACGAGGGAGCTCTTTCATATCGCCTTTGTAACCGTATGCACGCGCTGTGTTCTGCGTGATACCCCAGCGAGTAGGGCCACCTTTATCATTCGGGTTATTAACGTAACCCCCCTCTTTGCCGAGAATGGCTTCAATGATCTGGTCTGCTGTCATTGTGCTTTCACTCCTGTAATACGCTCCCAGAAATACGTAAGGGCGACAGAGCCCATTGCACCGCTGATACCAGCAGTCGCCAGAATCATGTAAATACTTAGGCCGCTCTCGATGCTAACTAACCCACCGATAACCCCGGTAAATCCAGAAACCACAATTTGCGCCAGAGCATTTATCCAGCTCCATTTTGCTTTGCCCTGCTTCACATCAATCAGGAATCGGACCAGCCCGCCCCACCCCGCAATGATCAGCAGAGCGAGCCAGGTAATCCCGGCAATGCTCTCTTTGTCTTGCATATGTTTAGCCATGGTTTCACCTCCGGGTTAACGGGGTGCTGTGTGTGTGAAAGGATCAGGGCCGTCGGGCTGATTTACCAACAAAGCGTCGAGGGTGATTCCCGCGACCCTGAAATAAAAAAAGGCCACGCTAAAGCGCAGCCCTTAAATGTCTTATGGTTTGTAGCAATGCCGTAATCAGGCGAAAAAAAGCCCGCTCAGAGGAACGGGCAGAAAGTAGGCATTCTAGGTAGTAACAAACGAAAGCGCACCTAATAGTCCGAGCTACCGATTTACCAGGAGAGCGCTCGCTTTTTCCGTTACTGCCTTTTAAACATAGATGGAGGAGCCGAAACAGCAACCCCACTACCAAATGTCTTAGTAGTACTGCGTGGTGCCGGGTGCCTCCCGGTGAGCATGTCCCAGCCGACATGGCCCGCGCTGCATTTACAGATCACTGTAAGTGACTGGTCGCCCCACCGCACAGGGGGATTCACCACACGAATAAATTAACAAGATGTTAATTTTCTGGTCAATAAGATGTAAGCAAATGATGACATGCAGTTTTCTTATTGCAGAGTAACTTCAGTATGGTTCAGAGCTCTTACCGGCGGGTGTCGACGTGTCGTGCAGCACGTCTCTACCCAAGAGCCCTGACCGGATTGCAGCAATAAAAAAGCCCAAGGCGTTAACCTCGGGCTTGAATTCTTTGTGTGTCGACAATCGAAGCTATGGCGACGATATCAGATTTACACGAAATATATGCCAATTAATTCATTTTTGCAATACCTGAATGGTAATTTGTCGACTTTTGTTGCGATCGTGCTTTTGTCACATTTAATAGCGAATCACGATCCAGCTTGAGAAATATCTCTCTGATTGCCCGCCAGCGGGATACGTAGTTTGTACTCCAGTTATTCGGCGTGGTACCGGTAAGAGATGCTAGCTCCTGTTGCTGATATACGCGCTTTCCAGCCAATTCAGCTTTTACGTCCTGCGCTGCAAGCCATATCATAGCTTTCAGCCTACCCAGCGTTTTTGCAGCAATTTTCTCCCCTTCTATCTGGCGCTTGAACTCCTGCCATGATATTTGGCAGATGGTTGTCTGGTGTGGGAATTTTGTTTCTTCACCGTAGTTCCAAAGCAACCAGGCTTTCTGATGCTCTTCCAGCGACAGCAGAGCCCGTCGCCAGCTGGCCGTTGAATACTCAACGGGCAGAACGAGAGCGATTGATGAACCTTTCGCGCGGGACTGCTGCCCGGGAATTGGCGGGCTGGATGGGTTTACCATGCGGCCGGTTACCGGATCGGCTACTTTCTTCCTTCCCCGGCTGCGCGCCGTAGCGGTGAATTGTGCGTTCTCTGCAAAAGCAACCAACTGTCCTTTCGTCGCACCGCTCAGATCGGCGGTGGCCACTATCAGCTGCTGGCGAACATACTCAAGGTACTGGGTATTCATGCTTTCTCTCCTGAAGCCTGATAGATGCGGACGAAATTCTTCAAAATGCGGTAGTCAACAAGTACGGTTCCGCGGTGCCGGCAGAGGCGGAGCTTTTGCCAGCGGTCGCGGATGCGTTCGATAACGTCACGGCTCATGCGGCCTCCATTTCGGTAATGGTTAGCTCAAGCCGCCCACCTTTGACGACAGGCATTCTCTTCACGCTGTAGTAGTCAACCTGCTGGTCATCGAGCCAGAAACCCGATTTCGTCAGGGCGTCGAATGCAGCTTTTTGCAGGTTGTCCAGGTCACGGCGCCGGCGATCCGGCATGTGGCATTCAATTCGAATCCTCACTGCTGCAGATATTCCGATATCAAGCATCTGCTCTTTGATGATGCTGGCGACGATATCGCGATATGCCTGCCCTTCTGCGCTGATGTGAGTTCTCCCCCTATTGTGCCGGTAGTAACGGTTATTGCTCGGTGGCCAGGGTAATGAGATACGGTATTCGTTCACGCTTTCACCATCCCTTCTTTTTTCCAGATCGCCAAAGTGCGCATAACTCCTTCCGCATGCATCAGACGCAATTCGTCGTAGGTGTAATCGGTTGTTTTCTTTCTTCCGTCGATTAAATCGTGACAGCAGTTGCAGGCGATCGCCGCCTGGGTATCATCGGGTTTGCATGCGGTACCGCAGGTGCCGACCAGTCGGTAATGCGCCAGCACACTGGTTTCTGGGTTGCCATTGCAGTAACCGGGGATCCGAACTGTACATTCACGGCCACGCGCCGCCTTGCGAAGGTCTGCCATACTTACCCCCACATCCGGTTGCGCCAGCGGGAATCAGGCCGCGGTGGATTCCTGTCTTCCACCAGCTCAACGCTGACGGTCCAGGTCGTAAAATCTTGGTTTAAACTACGTTCGACCTTTACCCCGCGTTTGCGGTACTTATCCATCAGTTCATCGGCCTGCTGGGTTGTGCAGTCGTGATGGTGAAACCATGAATATTTCATCGCCTCACCCCGCAAAGCTGAGCAATTGAGACGCTGCATTTTCAGCAGCTTTACGACTGGCGAATTTTTGGGACAGAATCCACCGCCAGAGCACATCTAATGATGCCTGGTAAAGCTGGTGGAATTCGGTTTCGTCCATACTGGCGAAGGAAATGCTACGGGGATGCTTTTTCAGAGTGCCATCCGGCAGCTGAAGCGCATCGTAATGGCCAGCTTCGACGATTACCCATGAGCGATAGGCGTCAAAGGATTTGCAGATGCTGATGCTTCCGGCTCGTTTTTCTGCGACGCGGTCAAGATACTGCTCGGCGATATCCTGGAATACCGATTCATTGCCGCCATGGGATGCAAGGAATTTGGAATAACCGAGAATCAGCCTGCGCTCGTTCGAAGAGATTGCACCGCCGGTAGGCTCCCAGTATTCAAAGCCCAGATTGAGTAATGCGAAATATCGGCGGTGAAACGCCGGATTGCGGACAAGTCTATATTCGGCCTCCAGGACGGCGCCGAGTTTGCATTTTGATTGCAGAAAATCGCTGGTCTCCGGCGTTGCGGGGATCAGGATGCCTTGAGAATGTTTTATTAAGTGCAATTGCGCCATGGTTTCTCTCCGTGGCGCAGTAGGTAACGGTTGTTCAGGCCGTTGATTTCATATTATCAGAAGGTGGGAGAACTCGGTAGCCAAGTCGCTCAGCAAACCTCATAAACCCATTTAAGGTAAAAACTTCTTCATCTGGCAATAATGGCCGCATGGATACGACGCCGTTCGTCCGGTAAACGAGATGCCTACCTGAAGAAGGAAAACTACAAACCACTGCTCCATCAGTTCGCCTGACTACATCGTACCAAGTCTGATCTTCTGGAGACTCTACATAAACGGTCACATTACCCCCTGAGCGACATACTGACGCCAAAAAATTTGGCAGTGGCATCAAAGGGTATGCTCGCTACCAATAAACAAATAATCAGTAAAACCAGTCGTCAGCACTTTCCCACGTCTCTTGCAGGATTTGCTCTACACGTTTTTTGTCGCCGTCAGCGCCGCCCAACACGCTGAGTCCATCATTGCTGGTGATCCGTATTCTTAATTTGCAGTCGTCATAGGACTGGGATAAACGGCGGAGCAGTTCCTTTTCAAGCGCAGGAACAGCTCCTGTAGGGAGTTTTTTGTCTTTTGCAATTGTGAGTTCTATTTTCATAATGAGCACCTCATGCAGATACTGTATAAATAAACAGTATACCTGAAGAATGAAATGGTCAAGACATTAAAGGCACTTTTTGCTAACTCCATGCCTATGTTTAATTTGATGTTTTTCCATATTAAAAACCCGCCGAAGCGGGCTTTATCATGCGGCAATGTCTTTTTTCAGGCACATCTCCGGCAAATTAGCCCTTACCAGCGCCTCAGCGAATGGCGGCGGTACGGCGTTACCGCATCGCGCTACCTGCTTATCCTTCGCATACTTAACGCCGCGGTAATCCTGGTCGATGATGTACCAGTCCGGGAAGCCCTGCGCGCGGTACAGTTCGTGTGGCTGAAGCATACGCATGCCGATATCAACGATGCGGTAAGTTACCCCGGCGATTTCCACCAGCCCGGTGCTATCGGCTCCGCAATATTCTTTCAGGAACGCTAGCACCTGTTGCGCGCGCTCTTCGTCGTAGTCCTCAACGGCGAGAGTAGTTTCAACTTCCCCGACGTGCTGGCCACCAGCGGTAATAGTCGGCATCGGCGCATCAGTCCGTTGTCCGTCACGGCAGGTGCCACGTAACTTAACCAGGTGAGAAGCAACAACGGCGTGGTGATTGCCAGTCGTAACAGTATGCGCGGGAGATTCCACGGAACCGCCAGGATGCCCGGTATTGTTCACCATAAGATGCGCCGCAACTACCGCATGATGGTCAACTGTCGTCACTGCATGTGTCGGTTCATCAAGCCCCACGCCGGGCCCGGTGTAGTTGCCGCCGTAGTGCTTCGCCAGAAACGCTGATACCAACTGAGATTTACCGCCGCCACCAGCTGTGATAGTTGCGCTGGGATCGTCCGCCCGGTGGCCAATGCTGGAGCCAAACTGCCGGGCGATAACCGGAGCGACGACGCAGGCACGGGACTCTTTCAGGATGGTGTGAGCTGGTTTGTCGAGCGGACGAGGCTTGGCCTGATACTCGCTACCTCCGTTTCCAGCCAGGAACGGCGTAATCGCGGCTTCAACAACCCCCAGCGCATGACCATTCCCGCCAGGGCGCCTGGACGTGCCAGCCGTCACCGTTGGTACCGGTTCGGTGACTGACTGCCCGGTAGCGCCGGTGCGGAACTTCGTCAGATGAGGTACCGCGATCGCGTAGCCGTGGGTTTTCGTAATCGTCTGCAACGGTTCAGAGAGAGCCTGACCTCGGAAGCAGTCATAACTTGTTTTGGTGCTGGTGTGGTTGCACTTCACGATAAACGGCGAAGCGCTGTCGATAACAAATCGCTGGATGCCCCGGGCAATGCGCCGGAGCGTGTTTTCCGCCAGCGGCTTTTTGCGGCTAAAAATCGACGGTGCCGGAATAGACCAGTCAATGCACTCTGCAGCTGTGCGCCACGGAGCCAGTTTGCCAGCTAGCACCGCCGGTGATTTCGGATCACCATGAGTGGCTTCCGGCCATACTATCGGCTTACCGTCCCGCCGCATGACCATGAAGAATCGTTTTCGGATAGTTGGCGCGCCATAGTCGCAGGCGCGCAGTTCGCGATAATCGACGTCATAGCCCAACCCGGCAATCAAATGCTTTGCCTGGTCGCTATCCGGCGATAACTCCAGAAACTCGCAGCATTCTGCCAGCACCGGATGGTTCACCGGGATACCCGTTGTCAGCATGCCAACAAATGCCTGGAATGTTTCGCCGACGCGCTCTGGATCCGGACGCATTTCTGCCGCCAGCAGCGGTCCCCAAGTTTTAAACTCTTCCACGTTCTCCAGCATCATTACCCGCGGGCCAACATCCAGCGCCCAGCGGATAACGATCCACGCCAGCCCACGAATTGCTTTTTCAACTGGTTTAGCCCCTTTCGCTTTGGAGAAGTGGCGGCAGTCCGGCGAGAACCAGGCCAAACCAACGCGGCGGCCGGCAGTCGCAACTTTCGGGCGAACTGAATAAACAGACTCGCAATAGTGCAGCGTGTCCGGGTGATTGGTGGTATGCATCGCTACCGCGTTCGGGTCGTGGTTTATCGCGATGTCCACACTACGCCCAATCGCCAGCTCGATGCCTGTCGATGCGCCGCCGCCACCAGCAAAGTTATCAACAATGATTTCACTATTAATCACGCGTATTTCTCCATGGCGCAGGCCAGCGAACCTGCCGCGGCGATAATTGATGGTACTGGCATTTTTTCCAGCCACATGCGGTTGATATGGTGCTGCAGTCGGCGCTGGTGGTGCGCCGGGAGTGTCCCGGCATTTTCAATCTGTGAGAAGACCATACTGACTTCCGCTGGCCACACTGTTTCAGGTATGTCCACCAGCAGCAGACTTTCCAACGCCAGAATTCTCCTGGTTGTATATTCCAGAAGTGGATCGGCCTTTCTTATCTCGCGTCCACTTTTGACGAACAATATCCAGTGGGTTTTGTCATTCCTTCCAGTGCGCTGAGAAATTGCTGGTTTCTCATCGGTAAGAGCTAGAATTTCGCGCACAGGGATCTGAACTTCGTTCCACTTAAAAATTAAAACGCCATGAGGCCTCAGTACCCGAAATGCTTCTCTAAAGCCAGCGCGAATATCATCTCGCCAATTATCCCTATCCAGCTTTCCATATTTTTTACCCTGCCATCCGTTTGGTCCGACTCGTTCAAGATGAGGAGGATCAAAAACCACCACAGAAAACGATGAGTCCTCAAAAGGTAACCTACGAAAATCGGCGATAATATCGGGGTTTATAATCAACTGTCGGCCATCACAAAGGGTATGCCTCTCCGCGCGGATGTCGCTGAATATGGTGCGCTCATCCTGTTTGTCGAACCAGAACATGCGGGAGCCACAACACATATCGAGAATAGTTTGCTCTGCCATCTAACCCTCCCGCTTATGGCAATAGTGCCACCCTTCCGGATGGGTTGTTGTCCTTCCGCATCGCGGGCAAGTGAACGGCTCGGCTGCAACGGGGCGGGACTCCAGTTCGGCGACGTGCCTTTCCGCAACATCCAATTCATCCCCCAGTTTCTGAGCCATCTGGAACCAGTTTGCGCGCTGCTCTTCTTTTGTCTCTAACGCTTCTACCAGCGCATCAATATCTTTTAACTTTACGAACAGGACGTCGTGGCCGAACTCTTTTGCATGGGCTGAGCGGCACTTGAGGCTGGTTATCAGTCGGGTGAAATCAGTCATGCCGCACGCTCCATTTCTACCAGCCCGACACGAACCGCATTCAGGATGCGATCGAGGTATTGATAATTCGGGTTAGGCACAGAAGGCCATTGTGCGTAACATGGGTCGTCGCCAAAAAGCTCCAAAAGTTCATTACCAATGCCGTAGTCGCAGCAACATGCCTTAACGTCATCAGCATTTTCGGCTTCATCCCACATTTCGCGAGCTTTCTCAGCATCAAGTTCCCGTTCGCGACGAAGCTTAATGATATGGGCCTTAACGAACGCTAGATTCGCTTCGTTGTCGTCGTCAACCGAGCTTTCAAGGCGGGGAGCTAAACACCCGATCAGGTAGTCATTGCTGACACGCTTAATGAACTCCTGAACGGAATCGCCACCCATAGCAAACCAGGCTCCTGTCCACGCCTCACCGAAGCAGGTGATGGTGATGCGGCCCTTGCCGGGCTCATAGTTTTCAATCATCACCCGCACAGGGTCTAATCGTTCAGCTCCGGTAATGGTGAAAGACAGAACGTCCATTTTTTCGATAGTGATGCTCATTTGTCGGCTCCCTCGCTAATCACCTCAGCGCAATGCAGTACTGCGTCTGTAGCTTCACGAACTGTCACCGCATCATCATCAGACAGGCCAGCAAGTTCCTTATGCTTAACAAAGGCAACGCACATCTGATTTGCGGCATCAGCCTTAATCCCGGCTACGAGACGAGCGTAAGCGGGCATTTTCATGCAGGCCAAAGAGCGAATGATGCCTTGCACCTCCTTAGGACTTGCGTCATAGAGTTCATCAGTGATGAATACAGCGCTGTTGTGAATCTCTTCTACAACGCTTAACTCTGATACCAGCATCTTCACCCAGTCCTGCAGGTCTACGCCAGCCGGACAGCCTGAAAGCTCGCGGCATTTCTCGATAGTTAACAGTGCTGCTGTGAGTTCGTTTTCGTTATTCATGCCTGCGCCCCTTCTAACGCCGCTGCTATCTCTTCGAAAAAGCCATCTCGGGTATGGCTGGTCATTGCTGGTAAAAATACGGCCATCAGCCTGTTTGTGTTGCAGTTCTCATCGTCTGCGAAGAGAGCGATTTTTTTATCCAAGCGCACCTTCGCTTCCTGCAACTGTTCATTTTTCTTGTTAGTGCGCTGGATATAGTCAGCGATGATTTCTATAGCCTTGTTTGTGTATTTTTCGACGTGCTCAGTCATGTGAACCACCTATCGCCTCAATCGTTTCCAACAACAGCCGGCGGCGCGTATTCTCAGCAAAATGACGGCGTCCGGTCTCTTTGTGGTAAAACTCGTTCTTGCTGACTACCCACATCCTTTCCGTTGCGTGCAGCTTTTTCCGTTTCGGACCGTCTTTGGTTATTACGATCCCGGTATGAGTTTTCACAATTGTCATATGCTCTCCCGGTACGAATGGCATGGCCTACTGGCATAAATGGCTTCCTGAACATCCAGGACCCGTTGGAATACCGGACTCCCCAGCAGGCTGTAATTCATCCCAACAGCTGCTTTCGGCACCAGACCAAATCGTTTCATATCAAAATCGATGACGGCGCGCTGATCGCGGAATAAACCTGAGCGGCCATGCCGAACGACTTCGCCAGTGGCTTCCGCCTCGCGGAAATACTTCAGGACGGTATCGCGGCTTAACCCCAGTTTTTTCATTGCATCGCTGGTCGTCAGGCGTCCCTGATGTTTCGTGATACGAATCACTGCGCGGACATACTCCCGGCGCTCAACAGCTGAAAATGCTCTAGCCATACATCCCTCACTTAACAACGCGTAGATGGCGTACATTTTTGCGATAACTATCCCAGTCAAAATTCACCCACATACCGCCGTCCATCTGCAGTCGGTCAATGATCCGCGCGCCAAGGGTCTCCGTCAGAGATTCATAATTCAGGTTGGTCAGGATGCCGACCGGACGCATGGATGACAGGCGACGATCGATAACCTGGTTCAGAATGACCTTCTCTCCGCTGCTGCCACGCTGAATCCCTACTTCGTCCAGGATGAGCAAATCTACCCGGCAAAGGTCATCCAGTAGCGATGCTTCTGACTGTCCGTCGTCATAGCACTCACGGACACGTAACATCAGGTCAGGAATAGTCACCACCAACACGGAGTGCCCACCAGTCAGCAGGTGATTGCCGATTGCCGCCGCCAGATGGTTTTTCCCGGTACCAGGAGCTCCGCTAAATACAAAGCTTGCGAAACCGGAGCCGAAGTTTTGTGCGTAGCTTTTTGCCATCGTCAGCGCCCGGCGCTGCCCATCTCCTGTGACCTGGTAATTTGCAAAGGTGCAGCTGCGGTGCAGATCCTGTATCCCTGCACGACCGAAAATTTTCTCTGAACGTGCACGCTGGTTCTGCTTTTCCAGCTCCTCGCAGCGTTTTCGGCCTTCCTCTGCCTGCCATGTGCGCCACTCGTCAACGCTGGCGAACTTCGGCTCAACACCTGGAGGGATAAGCTTTCTCAGTCGTTCCAGCGCACTACCAGTACCAATCATATTTTTCATATCTACCCCCTGAACCCGCTGGGAATTAACTTACTGGGCTGGGACACCATATTCGGATCCCGCTTTCCGGCAGCCGCGGTTGCGGTCCATGGTTCCTCGTAGTGCTTGGACGGACCGAAAAATGTGGATGCCTGTTTCACGAACTCGGTATTGAGTTTTCCGGCAGCAGTCACGTATGCAGCGTATCGACGAACGCCATCGATGAGCTCCTGCGCTGTCGCACCTGATTTAATTCGTGCAGTCCAGGCTTTGAACGCGTCAGCCTTGCTGTTGCCTCCGGCTCGTTTCGGGTATTCCCTCCAGGCCTGTTCAAACTCCTCCGAATAACTGCTTTTCGGCTTTTCAGATGGAGCTTCATCTGAAAATTCACTATCCGGGGGTGTGGCAGAGCCATACCCCAAGAGATCTTTATCTTTTTCTTGTTCCTGATCCTGTTCCTGATCTTGGCTTCCTAGCCCCTTCGAAGCCCCTTCCAAAATTCGGCGTGGTTCTCGCTTGATATTCAAATGAAAATCATCTTTGTAACGCTCATAAAACGCTGAAAGAAAACGATTTTCAGTAAGCGATGCATACTCACTTCTGACTCCAGCGCAACGGTTATCGCCCGGCTTTAATGCTTTGCCTACCTGATAGGCGGCCATTTCATGCACCCAGACCATCTCTGTGTCCTCGTCATAGCTACAAAACCCCGCTTCTATGGACCTATTAAGCCCCTTCGAAGCCTCTTCCAAGCCCAAGCCTGTTTCATGGGCGATGTAAAGAATTGGCAGGTAATACAACCCGAGCATGTTTGCGTGTGGCGAGGTCATCAGATAGAACGAGACCACCTGCGCTTCAGCGCCTTTTTTCCGCAGTTCCCGACCTGTTTTCCCCAGCCAGAATTGCGGTGCGACTGTTGCATAGTCACGCATAGATACCCCTGAACTTATGACGTTGGTTGATCGGTCTTTTCTGCGTGTTGAAAGACAATATCAACGCACTGAAAGACACATTTTTGACAGATGGATACGCCGGGGCCGGCGATGAGAACGCCTGCAACCTCAATGTTGCTCGCCCCGCAAAAGGAGCATTTATGGGTCGCCTGGGCGTTTACCTCAGTCTCTGTTCCTGACATACTTACCTCGCAATTACCTCTTCGTTTTTGCACCTGAAAGCCGTTGGTGTTGCTGCACCGCGGCTTTCGCCTTTAGAACAAACCAGCCTGGTTATTCCCCTTACGGATTGATTTCTTTGCTTCTCGCTTTTCTGCAGCGCTGGTTTGCTTCTCAGCCCACAGCCTGGCGTGGCGCATAACATCATCAAAAATGCCTCCCTTACGACTGGCCTGAGACATGCGCTTGTACATATCGACGGCCTGAAATGCCCCCCCCTGAGCCACTGCCTGGGTAAAGCCCTGCCGGATAAGCTCTTCGCGGACGTTTTTCTCAATGAATTCGATATGGTTCACGTAAACCTCCAGCTACAACGTGCCGAGCATTGAGGTGACGATTGCCATTAGCGGCCCCGTTAGCTCTGGGTCAACCCGGAACATCTCGAATATTCCCTCGCTCAGTTCTTTCAGCTTTTGATGGCGTGGAGCTCCCATAGCAACAGCTACCTTCGCTTCGCTGGTCTCTTTCTCCAGTCGTGCCAGGCGGGACATGAAATTGTCTTCAGGCAACAGGCGGTGGCGGTATTCCAACGGGAGTACGGACATGATGGCTGGCGTCAGAAGACGCACATTCGCGCGATACTTTTCCGAATCGACCTCGTTATCCAGGTAACGGAAAAGCTTCTGGCGGGCGCGGCTGATGTCCGCAGGAAATTCAATTTCTTCCCCGCCCTGCTGGCGCCACTCATCGATGATGTATGCCGAAACAACATCCTGACCTTTAGCTGCAGCCCAGGCGCGAACGGCAGAACGAATGCCGTCGTGATCTTCCACTTTCGCCTGATTTCGCTTTATCAGAGCGCCGGGGTTGAATCCGGTATTTTGTTGAAAGGAAAGTGTTTGCATGGTCAGTCTTCCTGTTTCGGCAGACCGTCGGTGGGGTTGGGGTAAAGATCTGGGCGTAACTCATGAGGAGTTACTCCGGTCGCATTATAAATTTTGATTACACGTGAGGATGGAACCCCATTTTTGCGCCAAAAAGAAACCGCCATTTTCGTTACGCCCAGAGCAAAACCCAGCGCGCTTGCAGAACCAGACTTTTGTATAGCTTTTTCGATACCAGTCATATGACCTCCTTAGATAGCGCAAAGTAAAGCATTAATTTACTTTACAGTCAACCTAAGCATGCCTATCAAGGAGTAAAGCAATTATTTACAATGAGAACATGAGCGATAAAACCCCGACCGAAGGCCTGATCTCTAGGCTTACAGAATTGAATGCTAAAGGGATCTCAAAAACTGAGATGTCCCGGATTGCTGGCGTCAGTAAGCAGGCAGTCTCCGGCTGGTTCAAAACAGGACGAATCAGTAAAGAATCTGCATTGGCAATCGCCGATGCTGTCGGAGTTTCGGTTCCATGGTTGTTAGGTGAGGATGTTGGGGAGAAAAACGGGCTTAAAGCTGACGAGCAACGTCTGCTCGAACTCTATCGACAATTGCCCGAAGATGAGCAACAGAACATGCTGCGGATCGTATCTCTGCGGCTCAAAGAGCTCGACGAGCTGTATGCCAAGTACATGGGGCGAAGGATCAGGGGCGATGAGGAGTAAGACGACACTGGTCTATAGCACGCCAGGTTAACACAGTCGCCGGATGGCTTGCCGCTCGGAAGGGGGGAATGCTTAGCCATATCCCAGAATAGTATTTTGGAGCGATGTTGTTGCGTTGAAAGCCTATGGATTTCAGAACCGAAAATGACTTAGAGGGGAAAAGCATGCACGATGATTATAAGCCATCGGTAAATAACACATTTGATAAAGAAAAACTTCTAGAATACTTCACAAACCATACGAATAAAAATGGTTGTCCGGAGTGTGGGAGCAAGGATGTTGACATTATTGCAATGCGTTTTTCTAATGAGAAAACAGTGGTGGTCGATGGAGTTACTCTCAGAAGCCTCCCAGACAGCGGGGGTCTTGTCCCCCATAACAAAATGCTTATGCAGGTAACTTGTAGTAATTGCGGCTACGTAAAATTTTATGACATTAATATAATACATAAAAGAATCAATGAATTATACAATGGGAATTGAATATGAGTGTTCGTCTCGTTACTTCTGATATAGAATCTAACAAAGCGCATACAAATGGTTTTTCAAATGAAAGACATGGTGGTAATGGGGGTGGCGGAATGGATCAACGTTTAGCTGTTCTTGAAGCTAAAGTAGCTCATATTGAATCTGATGTAACTGATTTAAAAAGTACTGTCGGGGTTATTGATAAAAACACAGCCGTGATTCTTGAGCGCCTGGATGGCATAAAAGAATCTCTAGCAAAGAAACCATCATTAGATGCAGTAGACAAAAAAATTGCAGACGCTAAAGTTTCCCAAATCATATGGACGATAGGATCAGTGTTAGCGATCGTTTCTATAGCTTCAGGGATAATTATCAAAATCTTACACTCATAATACCCGGCTACAGTGCCGGGTTTTTATTATCCTCACTCTTTTGGAAACGACAGTACGTCAATAGCCAACTCCACAGCCAGATCGACCTGATCTTCCTGCCACAACACCTGAATCATCTCTATCGGCGCCTCTCTTGACGGCTCTTTCTTCTCAACCAGTAGCTGCATTACCGCTATCCCGATAACCTGCGCTATTTGCGGGTGCATCTCCGCGAAAAACTCATCCTTTTACCGCATACCATTAGCCCTCATTGATATTTTTGTGAGCATAACGCATACGGAAAACCTCGACTAAAGCCATGTATCCCATCGCCGGATACAGCAATGCTTTACAAATCTGTTCATCTAAACTTGACTTAATGGTAAAGCAATGTTTTACTTATTCCCAGCAACAACCCACCAAGGCAGGACGCCCACGAAGTAGCTGCCCGGAGCATACGAATGCCGGGATGAGGTGGAAATATCAATGCGCAGTAGGTAGCAACGTTCCGCTGGCCGGCGATAAGGCAACGAGGGCTCAGATGAGTAAAAACGGTTGGCGCTCACTCATCATCTGTTTGGGCGTCGGAATTATCTTCTGGTTAGTAATCATCAAATTGGTGGTCACATATGGCTGATTCAGTACCAAAAAGCGGTCGAGCGATCAAAATGCGTAATCAGCGTACCGGCGCAGCGTGGCTGGTTTCATTTGATTACCGTAATGGCCTTTACTGGCACGAACCGCAGGGAAACTTACGCAACATTCGCCGTCCTTACGCTTCACGAAGCGTAGAAGAAAACCTTGTACCTGCGGGGACTCATTGATGGGAAGTTTTTACGCTTTGGTTCTCACTGTCGGCATGCTGACTGGCGGAAATCAGGACGTTCTTCTCGGTGTGTATGACAGCGAGTCGGATTGCAAGAAAGCAGCTGTTGAGCAGGGAATTGAAGAAAACTGTTACCCGCTTAAGGGAGTTTTAGCAGAAAACCCAGCCGCATTTACGGCGCAGATGTAGGGGGAGTTATGCAGAAGAAATGCGCTTATTGCCGCAAGCCGATTGAGGAAGGCAAGGAAGTAAAAATGACCATCCTCATCATTCACGGTTCGCAGCTGGCGCCACGGGAAAGGACCTATTGCTCTACGAAGTGCGGTCAATACGACCAGATGGCCAACGAGGCCTAACGTAAAACCCGCCGAAGCGGGCTGTACGTCCGGTGACACCGACCAAAGTTCCACCGGAAATTACCAAAAACCAATGAACACCCTGAATGGGCGCTATCAATGGCCCGAGGGATTCTACATCCAAAATTGAGGCTATCACATGGAATATTTTTATCTGATAAAAGCGACTCAAAAATCGGGTAAAGCCGATGCTGTAATCTGGCGGTCTGCAAAAACCGAATCCCGCGCGCTGCTGCAGCTGGACGTCGACCTGGAAGATGCTGAGATCGAAACAGGCCGCGGCAAAGACTATCAAAAGCCAATCCGTACCGATTTCCCGGTATTTAACGATCTTCCGGCTGAAGGTGTTCTCGATTACTCATGGTGTGAACGCTACCAGCTCGCCGACGATGGTCGCACCTGGGCACTGAAGCCAGGACAAGAGCCTGTAGACGTGCATCACACCGATGATGCTGAAGTATCCTCTGAGCCTGTCACTGGCGAGTTGGTTGATGACAATAGTGCTGACGATGCTGGTGATGTCGATACCGTGGAATCGTTCGGCAATGCTGAATACGAAAACGATACAAACGCCCTGTTCAATATTGCTGAGCAGCCGTTCCGCATTAAGCTGCTGGCGCAGTACATGGCGAATGATAACCACGTCTATCAAATCAGTATTCCGCACCGTAAAGAGCTCGCAGTTCTGGAAATGGATACCGATAACTCCGCAGTGCAGGATCTGATTCTCGCCGCCGAGAACGTCCAGGGTTTGAAGGATGCCGACATGCCTACCCTGTGGAAATTTACCAGCGCCAACAAAGCAGTATTTCCTGAAGGTAAGCGCCACGAACTGGGCAAGCGTATCCAGTTTGCAAAACTGTGGTTTGAAACTCCGCACATTGACCGCGGCATACTCGTTCGCGAATGGTCTGCCGGCAATTATATTTCTGCTGTTCAGAAAACGGATACCGGCACGAATGCAGGCGGTGGTAATAAAACCGATCGCAACCCTGACTACACCCATACCCTTGATACGCTTGATGTTGAGATTGCGCTGGCCACAATGCCGATGGATTTCGATATCTACAATTTCCCGGCATCCATTCATCGCCGGGCTAAAGAAATCGTCCAGAAAAAAGAAAGCCCGTTCAAAGAATGGTCTGCTGCGCTGCGTAAAACCGCAGGCATCCTGGATTATTCACGCGCTGCCATTTTTGCCCTCATTCGTGGCGCCACCAGCGATATTCATCATTTCCCGGTAAGTCTGCAGACCTATATCAATGCGAACCTGACAGAGCATAAGCATGACACGCCCTCTGCTGAAACGCTTGAGAAAGCCGGGCATGTCTCATCTGCCGCCGTCGCTGAACGGTCAGCCGTGGATAAGATTCTCGCAGCTGAGCGCGGTGAATATATCGAAGGGGTAAGCGATCCAGATGCACCGAACTGGGTAACGGAAGACCTGACCAAACCCAAACAGCCTGAAGTTTCAAACATGGGCAATGGTGTTTTTTCGATTGATGGTCTGATGGATAGCCAGCCGGCATCATCACCAGCACTTTCTATCGTGGACCAGGCGCGCCAGCGCGCTGCAGAAGAAAAATTACATCCAGCTAATTCCGGGGAAACCACCAGCGATGTGCAGATGGAAACGGCTCAGCCAGTCAAAGACGAAAATGATAATGCGGTATCAGCAAGCGAAGGCACTGATGCAACTGCTCCGCAAGCAGATGCCGTGAACATGCGCGACATTCTTGCTGAGCGCTGCCCTGACCTTACCGCGGCAGTATTGAAAGACCAGCAATCAGCAACTGCAGAAGAAGAGCATGAGCCAGAGCCGGAAGCAACAAAATGGCCTGAATTCTTCGAGCCCGGTCGATATGAAGGTGTTCCGAACGATGTTTACCACGCGGCGAACGGCATCAGTTCGACTCAGGTTAAAGATGCCCGTATATCTCTGATGTATTTCGAAAAACGCCACGTCTCGAAAGTCATTGAAAAAACGCGCTCTCCTGTTCTGGATATGGGCAATCTGGTGCATGCGCTGGCGCTGCAGCCTGAACAGCTGGAAAAAGAATTCAGCATCGAGCCGGAAATCCCTGAAGGCGCCTTCACCACGACTGCGACGATCCGCGCGTTTATCGACGAGTACAACGCCGGGCTTCCGCCACTGTTGAGTGCTGACGACATCAAGACGCTGCTGGAGGCACACAACGCCACACTGCCGCAGACGGTTCCTATGGGTGATGACGTTACCCAAACAGGTGAAAACTACATGGCCTTACCCGCTGAATTTCAGCGCGTCGAAGAAGGCCAGAAAGTTACCGCAGCCAAAATGAAGGCATGCATCAAAGAATATAACGCCACTCTGCCCGCCCAGATGAAAACCAGCGGCAGCCGTGATGCCCTGTTAGAACAACTGGCGATTATCAATCCTGACATGGTCGCTCAGGAGGCCCAGAAGGCGCAGCCGCTGAAAGTCTCAGGCACTAAAGCGGACCTGATTCAGGCCGTGAAATCGGTTAAACCGGATGCCGTATTTGCCGACGAACTGCTGGATGCATGGCGCGAAAACCCGGAAGGAAAAATACTGGTTACCCGCCAGCAGATGAGCACTGCGCTGGACATTCAGAAAGCACTATTGAATCACCCCACCGCCGGCAAGCTGCTCCAGCATCCGAACCGCGCCGTTGAGGTGAGCTATTTCGGTATTGATGAGGAAACCGGGCTGGAAGTTCGCGTGCGCCCTGACCTTGAGATAGACATGAGCGGCCTGCGCATTGGTGCGGACCTGAAGACCATCAGCATGTGGAACATCAAGCAGGAAGGCCTGCGCGCGAAGTTGCACAGGGAAATCATTGAGCGCGATTACCACCTCAGCGCGGCTATGTACTGCGAAACCGCTGCTCTGGATCAGTTCTTCTGGATCTTCGTCAACAAAGACGAGAACTACCACTGGATCGCCATTATCGAGGCATCCGAAGAACTACTGGAGCTCGGCATGCTGGAATACCGCAAAGCAATGCGCGCCATCGCGAACGGTTTCGACACTGGAGAATGGCCGGCGCCGATCACTGAAGACTACGCCGAAGAACTTAACGATTTTGATGTGCGCCGTCTTGAAGCGCTGCGCGTACAGGCATAAGGGGGAACAGTCATGGAAAATACCAACATTGTTACAGCCGAACAGCAGGCACCAAACACTATTTCAGCTAGCAACGCGATCTTTAACGTTCAGGCTCTCGGTCAGTTAACTGCTTTCGCAAACCTTATGGCTGATTCACAAGTGACAGTGCCAGCTCACCTTGCAGGTAAGCCAGCCGATTGCATGGCCATCGTTATGCAGGCTATGCAGTGGGGCATGAATCCCTATGCGGTCGCGCAAAAAACGCATCTGATAAATGGCGTACTCGGATATGAAGCCCAGCTCGTCAACGCGGTAATCGCCAGCTCCAGTGCTATCAACGGTCGATTTCATTACCGCTACGGCGGCGATTGGGAGCGTTGCACAAGGACGCAGGAAATCACCAGGGAAAAACACGGTAAAAGTGGGAAATACACCGTTACCGAACGGGTACGCGGCTGGACTGATGAAGACGAAATCGGGTTGTTTGTTCAGGTCGGCGCGATTCTTCGCGGTGAGTCAGAAATCACCTGGGGTGAGCCGCTTTATCTCTCGGGTGTTGTAACTCGTAATTCACCATTGTGGGTTTCTAACCCGAAGCAGCAGATCGCTTATCTGGGCGTGAAATACTGGGCTCGCCTGTACTGCCCTGAAGTGATTCTGGGTGTTTATAGCCCGGATGAAGTTGAGCAACGAACAGAACGAGAAATCAATCCGGCGCCGGTGCAAAGAATGTCTGTAGCTGAGATTACCAGCAGCTCTGACGCCACCACCAGCGAACAGGGTACAGGTATCAGCATTGATTCTCTTGCCGATGGACTCCGCGACCGAATTGATACAGCTAACTCAGTGGATCAGGCCAAAGCCATTCGCGCAGACATCGAATCACAGAAAGCTCCGCTGGGTACTGCTCTTTATACCGAACTGAAAAATAAGGCGGTGAAGCGCTACTACCTTGTTGATGCGAAGAACAAGGTTGAGGCTGCCATAAATTCACTTCCTAACCCTGGGGATCCGGAAGCCGAAGCGTTATTCGCAAAGGCAGAAAGCACCCTGACCTCATCGCGTCGCCACCTCGGTGATGAACTGTATGACCAGTTCCGTATCACCCTGGACGACATGAAACCGGAATACCTGGGCTAAGGGAGGCGGGAGGGTTCGCCCTCCCGGTAACGATATGAGCAAATCACTTAATGCACGTTGTATCCGCCGCTGGGAAGTTGAATTTAAACCACTCTGCGACTCAAAGCTTAATCCGTACTGGCGCAAGCGTGACCTGCACGGGTATATCCGCGAAGCTGCGCTTACCACCGCTTACAGCATGGTCGAGAGCATGGCTGAACGTAACGCCAAGGTTGACTATGACGGCACGACTGATGGCTGGTCCCCTGAGTTCTCGGCATGGTATGACGAACGCCGGGAACAGTACCTCAAAGAAGCGCGTGATTACCTGGACGAAGAAGCCACAAATGACGAGATCGATGAAGAAATCCAGAACGAGCTGGAGGCCTGGAATGACTGATATCGCCACATTCACTAATGAGCAATTAATCGCCGTGTGCCGTGCTGACGTGGCGGAAATATCGAAGTTTTTAAAAGAGGGTGAATTCAGCAATCCGTCCCGCGCGGCCCTGTATTTGCGTATTACTGAAATCGCATTGGCAGCGCTAGTGGGGGAGTTCTCTTTTTATCGCAATCAGATTCGCCGCGAACACGCTGAATGGTCACAAGCCACCTTCGGTAATGTTGGTCCGGCTGGCCCACTAAAACACCTCAGCCTAGAAGCTCTCGAAGCAGCCTCTGAACCTAACGACTACAGCGAATGGGCTGATATGCAGTTCCTGCTGTGGGACGCCCAGCGCCGGGCCGGTATCACTGACGAGCAGATTACCCAAGCAATGATTGAAAAGCTGGCGGTGAATAAAGCGCGCCAGTGGCCAGCGCCAAAGGACGGGGAACCTCGGATGCATGTTCGAAGCGAAGAGGAATCACTCTACGCCAGGCGCCGCCGTAATCGTGAATCTAATGCGCGCGCTCGCGAACGTGAAACACCTACACAACGCAAAATCAGACTGGCGAAAAACAGAGCGAGAATGGCTCTTCGTCGCAAGGGAGGTGCCAAATGAGCCTGAAACACCGCCTGCCCGTTCTGGAAGCCAGCATCGACCCTGCGGCATTGCGAGCGGCCGCCGACGAATATTCGGATCTGCTTCTGACTTTGTGCTTGTGCATGAAGATGGCCGGCCCCACACGAGCGAACGTGCGCGCCTGCGCCACCGCGCTTAAAAAGCGCATGACAACCTGGCACAGCCAGAAAGAGCTCAACGCAATTCTGTCCAGTTGGGATCCCGTTGGCTATGTTCTCGGCCTCCGCCGTGAAGCGAACGACAACGCGCGAGCAGCTGGCGATCCGGTTGATGTATTTGTGTGAGGTGGATATGCGACTGATAAACCGAAGCAAGCAATCACCGCTAGGCCGCCAGGCTTGTGATGCCGCACTGGCAAAACACGTTGAGCTTTATGGCGATTATGGTCGGCAGAAAATGAAGCGGACTTATACCGTCGTGGTGCAGGGTTCAAAAATCACTGTTGAGGTGGTTAACCGACGCTGCAGTTACGTGGCTACGGCGATGAATCAGGTAAGGCGTTTGCGAAACCTGCCCGCACAGTCAGTTTATTAATAATTTCCAATGCCGCGTGATAACTGCGCGGCATTACCGGAGGAAATATGGCGTCTGATAAACCAATTACAGCTCAACAAGCCGCCGATTTGCTCATTGTGTCAGCGAGGGTTATCTACCGTCTCATTGACTCTGGAGAGCTTGCCGGCAGAAAAGTTGGCAATAAGTATCGAACAACTGAAGCGGCATGTATTGCGTATTTGTCATCCCCGCAGGAAACTAAACGAGCGAACGCGGGTGAACATAAAGGAGAAGTTTTATGTCAATCACCCTCAGGGGCGGCGTGTGGCACTGTCATTTCTTTACGCCGTCAGGAAAAAGAGTTAGGCGATCTCTTGGCACGGGGGACAAAAAGCAGGCTCAGGAGCTCCACGACAAGCTGAAGGCAGAAGCATGGAGGGTTGACCAGATAGGCGACCTTCCGACTCGTACCTTTGAGGAATGCTGTATTCGGTGGTTACGCGAAAAGGACCACAAGCGCTCACTCGATGATGACAAGACTAAGATCGAGTTTTGGCTACAGCATTTTTCTGGCCGTGACATTTCGAAGATATCGGCAGAGGAAATCCATGATGCAGTTAGCGGAATGATAAACCGTAAGCATTTGCAGATATGGGAAAGTAAGCGCGACGCTGCTTTGCGGAAGGGTAAGCCGGTTCCTGAGTACAAACCTCGTGAAGCAGCCAAAGCGACCAAGTCACAGCATCTGTCCTTCATACGATCTTTGCTGAGAGCTGCGGCTAACGATTGGGGGTGGATAAAGACCGCCCCGGTTATCAAGGTCAAGAAGCCAATAAGCAAGAGAATCCGTTGGCTGACTAAGGAAGAGGCTGAAAGACTGATCGAATGTATGCCGGAAAGCATAAAACCGGTAGTGATATTCGCGCTGGCTACCGGCCTGCGCCGCTCAAACATCATTGGGCTTGAGTGGCAGCAGGTCGATATGCAAAGAAAGGTTGCATGGGTAAACCCAGAGAACGCAAAAGCGGGCAAGGCGATTGGCGTAGCTCTGAATGATACCGCATGCAGGGTGTTAAGAGATCAGATAGGGAAACATTCCCGGTGGGTGTTCGTTCACACTACGGCAAAACATCGCCCGGATGGAACGCTGACACCCGCGGTTAGAAAAATGCGGGTTGATGACAACAATGCCTGGCGCGCCGGGTTGAAAAAAGCGGGGATCGAGGATTTCCGTTTTCACGACCTTCGGCACACCTGGGCGAGCTGGCTTATTCAGTCCGGCGTCCCGCTTTCTGTTTTGCAGGAAATGGGAGGATGGGAGAGCATCGAGATGGTGCGCCGTTATGCTCACCTGGCACCGAACCACCTAACCGAACACGCACGGAAAATTGACGCCATTTTTGGCGCTAGCGACACAAATACGACACAAGGAGGAAATCAGGCTGGATTAAAATTAGCGTAA